ACAGAAGGAACAGATCTCAAGTTCTTCTTCGGTGATGCCAATAGTCACGCTGGCAGCTTTGTATTCCAGAGCGGGGTGTCGGGTGTGATAAAAAACAACTGGGCATGGCCTGTGGCTGTGTTACAGGGTATCCTGGCATTGCAGGGTGACAAGGTCATGCAGTTCAGCGATGATGGCATGTTGAAGGTCATCGTGGATTCAGGCCTTATCGTTTATGAATACTTGTTGCCAGCACAAACAAAGTAAAACATGAAAAATATAGTGGACTTAAAGACCAATCAGGAAGATTATGCTCTATTCTTGCCAGCATTGAGTGGCTTCTATAGCACTTACATCGGCAAGCAACGGTTCAGCGAATACGTTGATCCAGCTCGCATACCCGCAGGCCTGGGAGGCATGGAAGGCCTCAACTTTCTTAACAGCAAGGAAGGTGTCTTCCAGTATCCCTGGTGCTTGTATTCAGCAGGCCATGCCAATCTGGATCTGGGGCAAGACCCCAAGGAAGATATGGTACGTACCCGCGAAGAAGGAAGTTTCATCCTGGGAGACTCGGGAGGGTTTCAGATCGCCAAAGGCGTCTGGGAAGGAGACTGGCGAGCTGGATCAGGTTGCGCTAAAGCACAGAAGAAACGTGTAGATGTGCTAAACTGGATGGAAGAGTATATGGACTATGGCATGGGATTGGATATTCCAGGCTGGGTAGGACGTACTCCTCGTGGTCGTGAAGCCACTAAGATCACCACATACCAAGAGGCGGTGGATGCAAGCAAGTTCAATTTCGAATATTGGATGCGCCACCGCCAACATCGTTGCAAGTTCCTCACAGTGTTGCAGGGAGATAACCATACCCAAGCTGATGAATGGTATGAGGAGATGAAGAAGTATTCAGATCCCAAACACTTCCCTGTGGACCACTTCAATGGTTGGGCCATGGGGTCACAGAACAAATGTGATCCACACCTGGTACTCAAACGCCTGGTATCACTGATCTATGACGGATTATTGGAAACTGGTGTACAGGACTGGATACATTACTTGGGTACTAGCAAGCTGGAATGGGCCATGATGTTCACAGACATCCAACGTGCCATCCGCAAGTACCATAATCCCACATTGACCATCAGCTTTGACTGTGCAAGTCCGTTCCTGGCCACAGCTAACGGTCAAGTCTATTATGAGAACCGCTTGAACGATCGTGGCAAGTGGAGTTACAAGATGAGCAAGTGTGTGGATGACAAGAAGTATGCCACAGACCCCAGAGGCTTCCGTGATGTAGTGATCCAGGACGGTCTGTTTGCAGATTTCATCAAGAGTCCCATCATCGACGCTTGTGGTATCAGCGACATCTGCCACTACAAGCCCGGTGATCTCAACAAGATCGGCAAAGAAGGGCGCACCAGTTGGGATAGCTTCAGTTATGCTCTGCTCATGGGCCATAACATCTTTGCTCACATCAGGGCAGTACAGGACGGCAATGCCAGGTATGATCTGGGTATCGTGCCAGCCAGCTTGGTTCAAGAAAAATTTGATAGACTTTTCTTTAGAGATGTAGTAGATTCTATATTCAGTGCAGGCAGTCGTGCAGAAGCAGATCGCCATGTGGAAGAGCATAATCGCTGGTACATGGACATCGTGGGCAGCAGTGCCAACGGTTACTTGGGCAAGAAAGCTGTAAACAGCAGCACAGCTTTCGACAAATGGTTGGACTATGCTGAAACACAAGTGCAAATAGCTCGTGATGACAGCGGATTGAATGACAGAAAATTGGACAAGTTGGAAAACACACAGGATTAATCATGGAAAATGATAACGCAGATCTCAGTAAACGAATCTATCTGGAATGTGAATGCACTGATTTCGATCACACAGTGCGCATGAGCTTGTGGGATTGGAACAACTATACAGATCCAGAGTGCAGTAATGCACCAGAAATGATCGTGGAATATCATCTAAATAATCACGAAAACTGGTATCAGCGTATATGGAGTGCTGTCAAATATGTGTTCAGACAGGAAAACATCGTATATCACGATGTGATGTTGGACTCAGCAAGCGTGGAAAAACTAGACAAGCTGTGCCAGGATTATCAGTTGGCATATGAAGTATATAAACTAGGAACTACAAAAGATGTCAAATAACGATGTATATGTGACCAGTGCAATGATCAATAAGTTGTCAGAAGTCACAAACAAGCCCATTCCAGATGCTATCATAGATCCTGTCATGGATCCTATCGATGCCACGCCATACATCCATGAACCATATGGTGACAAGATGGAACGCTATTGCGAGATCTGGATCAAGTTCCAGATGGAAGGCATACACAAGTATCCAGCAGCCGCAACTGACCCTGACCTGGCAGATGTCAGCTTCCTGGGGTATCCACATCGCCACATGTTCCATTTTTGCATTGGCATCGAAGTTTATCACTCAAATCGTGATATCGAATTCATCCAGTTCAAACGCTGGCTGATCAGCTTGTATGGTGGTTCCAACGAACCAGTGTTAGAGCTGGATTACAAGAGCTGTGAGATGATCGCAGACGATCTGTATGAACAGATCAATAGCAAATACCCCGGTAGAAATGTCACTATCGAGGTCAGTGAAGATAATGAAAATGGTTGCAAAGTAACCTACAAAAAGGCAGATTGATATGATTAAGAATAAACAAATCAACCGCGTATTCGAAGATCTGGATACATATCGCGCATTCTGTGTGGAATTTGGATTCAAGTTCACAGAAGCCGATCTCTATAAAAGAAACGGACCATATGGGCAATATGAACGATTCCGACGCGGCGATTATGTGAGAAATAACTGGCAAGCTGATTATGAAGGCTTCGAAGCACAAGCAGCTGATAGCCAGCGCAGACCTCACTGAGGGCATCTTTGCCAAGTGTATAACATAGTAGAGCAAACATACCCACAAAGACTCAGCAGTGATCACATTGCTGAGTTCTCCATTGACCTTAAAAATTGACAAGTGATCAACAATACAGTAGAGTATATCATGAGCAAAAAAATAGTAATCATCACAGGTGGCTTCGATCCCATCCATAGCGGGCACGTGGCCTATATCAATGCAGCCAAGAAACTGGGTGATGTCCTGGTAGTGGGAGTCAACAGTGACATCTGGCTTAGACGCAAGAAAGGGCAGGAATTCATGCCCTGGAAAGAACGAGCAGCTATCATCGAAGCCATGCATGATGTGGATAAAGTCATCGCATTAGACGATTCAGATGGCAGTGCCAATGACGCCATACGTCAGGTCTTGAACATGTATCCAGATGATTACATCATCTTTGCCAACGGCGGCGATCGCAATAGCAACAACATTCCTGAACAGGACCAGGACTGGCCCATGCGTGTGGGATTCGAGTTCGGAGTGGGTGGAGAAGACAAGAAGAACAGCAGCAGTTGGATCCTGGAGAAATGGAACAAACACAGGACAGAACGCATCTGGGGGCATTATGATGTGCTGGCCGAATATCCTGATGTCAAGTTGAAAGAACTGGTTGTGGAACCAGGGCGTTGCCTCAGCTACCAGCGTCATTTCCAACGTGCTGAGGTCTGGTTCGTGCGCAGTGGTACAGCCCGCATCATCTATGACTTTGGTGACCGTGAATACACAGAAGTGTTGAATGCCGAGTCTGTGTTCGTGATACCACGCAAAGGCTGGCATCAGTTGATCAATCCTGGTGCTGTGCCATTACACATCATCGAGATACAATATGGCGAAGCATGCCTGGAAGAAGACATCGAGAGAGTAGCACAGTGAAAACCATCTATATAATCCCTATAGAGCCCATCGATCAGAGATATACCAAGCAATGGTATGATAACATCCCCAAGTTGCTGGACGGCAAAGGCTATCAGGTGGTCACAGTGGATGGTGATCAGCCCCAGACAGGAACCACGACAGGTGCGTTCCTGGATTTTGCTGTGACTAACCAGTACAAAGCTAGCCAGGCGCAACGTGTGGCAGAGATGTTTACTGCTGGCAAGATCCAAGCTGGCGACAAATTCCTGGTCACAGACGCTTGGAACTTCGTGATCACTGCCATCAGATACATGAGCGACTTGTTGGACATACCGGTAGAGATACATGGTATCTGGCATGCTGGTGCTTATGATCCCACAGACATCCTGGGTATGAAGATGAGCAAGCCCTGGCCCTGGCATCAGGAACGTGCCTGGTACCATGCATGTGATTACAACTATTATGCCACCAATTTCCACCGTCGCATGTTCCTGCACAATCTGGATATTCCAGATGCATTTCACAGCAAGGCCATACGTAGCGGACAGCCACATGAGTATATCATACCTGAAGTGGAAAAGTATTGCCAGAAGGAACGCAACGGTCGTATCATGTGGCCGCATCGTTTGAACAGCGACAAGCAACCTGACATCATCCGTGACATTGCTACAGAAATGCCAGTAACTATCACGCAAGGTATGGATCTACCCAAGGACGAATATTATCGCTTGCTGGGTTCAGCAAGCGTGGTATTCAGTTGCAGCCTACATGAGAACCTGGGTATCAGCCAGATGGAAGGGGTGCTGGCAGGTGCATTGCCCATAGTGCCAGATCGCGCCAGCTATTCAGAGATGTACCCAGATGTGTTCAAGTATCCTGCAGAGTGGACCAGCAACTGGCACAGCTACAACCAGTATCGTGAATATATGTTGGGATTCATCCGTGAGCGAATCGACAACTATGATCGTTATTTGCCAGCCCTGATGGAATGTAAAAACAAATTGATTAGTGACTACTTAAATGCTAATATAATGATCAGTAAACTTACAGGAAAACACAGTGACTGAGATAAGCAAAGTTATCAAGAAGCGTTTGGAAGAAGATGGCAAGCGTTACTGGGCTGGTGATAATATCAGCGAGTATATCAACCCAGAAGAACGCACTGAATTGATTGCAGAACTGCATAAGAAGTTTGATGCGGTGCTGGATAGCTTAGTGATCGATCGTGAGAACGATCCCAACAGCAATGACACTGGCCGTAGATTGGCCAAGATGTATGTCAATGAGCTGATGCGAGGTCGCTACTATCCAGCACCGGATGCAACTGCATTTCCCAATGAAATGGAAGACCGATATGAAGGCATGTTGGTTGTTCGCAGTGAATTACGTAGTGTTTGCAGCCATCATCATCAGCCTGTTACAGGCGTTGCCTACATTGGTATTCTTGCAGCAGACAGACTTATCGGTCTCAGCAAGTATACTCGCATTGCTCAGTGGTGTGCCCGTCGTGGTACTCTGCAAGAAGAACTTTGCAATGATATTGCAAAACAGATCATGAAGGCCACTGGTAGTGCTGATGTGGGTGTGTATATCCAGGCTACTCACGGATGTTGTGAAAATAGGGGCATAATGGCACACAGTAGTTTGACACAGACTACTGTGTTAAAGGGCAGCTTCTTTAACGATCCAGGCACCAAGAAAGAATTCTTCGATAATATCAAGTTACAACAGGAGTATGCAAGCAGATGAGACCATTAGGACATTTGGGTATCGGCATCGGGACCGCAGATTTTGATCTGAATAATCTAGACGAGAAAATATACGATGCTCTTAGTGAACGAGGCGACACCTTATTACAGGAAACTTTTGAAAATTTTATGGGGAGTCAATTTAAGACCCCTCCTAAAAAAACTTTCAAACAGATAAAAGAGGCATATGAATATAGATTAGAACGAAAGACTCATCTGTTGAGACTAGGAGTTCCTAAAGAAATCATGGATCATGAAGACGAAATCGTTGTGAAACTTTACAACGATCTAAAAAATAAAAACTTTGTTACTTCTAAAGATCCTGCATATACAAAGTATCGCAATGCATATGAAAAAAGATTAGAAGAATGGGAAGATTCTGATATTAAAGAAAATCTCCTAAATGAAATTTATGCATATAACGAAGCTGAGTACAATAAGATCAAATTACAACCGGAGTATACAAGCAGATGAGCGGACCTTATCAAAATACACCACAAGTATCTGATACATTTGTATTTTCAGGCGCCCAGTCAGGTCGCCAACCTGTTAAACTTAGTTGGTTCCAGCGTTGGTTTCTCAAACATAGCCAACAAGCCTGGCAACATGGCAATCAAGATCGTAACATGAAAACATCTGCTATTCATGGACAGACTGTTACCCGCGAGCTTAATACCCGTAACAGCGTAGATCTCAGTTTGATCCGTGCTGATGGCGGATGGATTGTTCAATTCCAAACTTATGATGACAATCATGATCGTCATAATGTATACCATCATGTAATTCCAGATTCGGAAGATTTTGGCCCAAGACTCGCAGAGATTGTCACACTGCAATGTATGCGTTAACAAAAGGAAAAACACAGTGATTAAATTAACAAATGCCACAGCAGAACATAAAGGTAATCCCATCTATGTGAACCGCCACTGGATCGTGGTTGTGTTTGAATCGCCAGTGGAAGCTGGTGGAAGCCTTCGCACCATCGTATACGGTGGACCACAGGGAACTAGCTGGGAAGTGGAAGAGTCACCAGCAGAAATACAGCAGTTGATGAAGTGAGTAACAACGGCAGAAACCCTGTGGGTATCGATTACGATTATTCCACAGGTATGCCATTGACCAGCAATGCTTTCTCCACACAAGGCAGTGCTGGTCAATTCTTGACCAGCAGTTCCAACGGGCTTTTATGGTCTACACCGTCTCCAAAGTATGGAGACGCTGCTGGTGGTGTTCCTGTAATGGTCCAGGCTGAATTAAGAAAACAGCACCCAGCCTTACAGGAAGCCTGGGAAAAATATCTCACAATATTACATTTATGCAATGACAAATCTTGAAAAACGTGCTGGCTTCGATCTATTCAGTTTGGGCAAATGGGCCGGTGATGATTACATCCGTCCAGACAGTAAATCTGCCATCTTTTGGCAGGTGCCTTTCCATAGCCAGAAAACCCTACAACAACAGAATCCCAGCCTCCAGGAGGCCTGGGAAAATTACCTTTGCTTATTGGCCATGACCCATGACAATAAGTAATCACATATCGGCGCTCCAGGCTTCATCCCGATTGACAAATTCTGCAGCCTATGCTAACTTAAACCATAGGAGACCAGCATGACAAAAACCATAAATGAGTCCATGAGAGGGCTGGGAAACAAGATTATCAAACCCTTTCAACCTGTCGTATACAAGTATACCAGCACTAAAGAATACATCGACGCATTTCCCTGTGCCTATCGTCAGTGGAGAGCAGACAGCCATTGTAATACCATACACGGTTATTCATTCAGCATGAAGTTCTATTTCGGCACCAACGATCTAGATGTTCGTAACTGGGCAGCAGACTACGGTGGATTAAAAGAACTCAAGAAGATCCTGGAAGAACAGTTTGATCACACACTGCTTGTAGCTGAAGATGATCCAGAGCTAGCAACATTCAAACTGCTACAGGAAAAACACATGGCCAAGCTGACTATCCTGCCCAAGCTGGGCTGTGAATCACTGGCAGACATGTTGTACAAATACATCAACACAGTGTACATTCCAGACATGTGGGGACCAGGTGAAGCAGAACGCTTGTGGTGCTATCGTGTGGAAGTTCGTGAGACGCAGGCTAACATGGCGTTCCGTGAAGGACATCGTGAATGGAACGAAAATCTGGAGGATATGTAAGTGTTCGGAAAAAATGAAATCGTAGGACAGAAATACTTCAACGATGCTGCTGAAGATCAGCTATTCGTCACTAGCATCTTCTATACACTACAGGGCGAAGGTCCTTATCGTGGTGAACCTGCTGTATTCCTCAGACTAGCCAAATGCAATCTGGCTTGCAGTTTCTGTGACACCTACTTCGACGGTGGTGATTGGCTTACGTTCGATGATGTGTATGATCGCATCATGGCGGCTGCTGTCAAATACTTTGGTGGCGAGGTACCTGGATGGTTCGACCAAAAGGTGGGATTAGTAATCACAGGTGGTGAACCCATGCTGCAAAAGAATCTGGGTGTATTCTTGGAAAAAGTCAAGAACCTGTTTGCCTGGACACAGATTGAAAGCAATGGCACCGTATGGCAGGATATTCCAGCAGAGACTACACTGGTATGCAGTCCCAAGTGTTCAGAGAAGAACGGGCAACCTGTTAAGTATCTGAAGCCCAATAAAGATGTGATGGATCGTGCAGATTGTCTCAAGTTTGTCATGAACGCTGACACTGACAGTCCTTACAGTGAAATCCCAGATTGGGCACATGAGTATGCGGCTGCTGGCAAGAAAGTGTTTATCAGTCCCATGAACATCTATAACCACGAGCCACAGAAGAGCAAGCAGATGCGTAGTACCAAGAACGATATCACTATGGAAGAACGCAGTGCAGTTGATGAGGTCATCAGCTTCTGGGAAGAAGGGTTGTTGAACATGCCCGAGAACCAGAAGAACCACGAGTATGCTGCCCAGTATTGTGCTCGTAACGGATTTGTACTCAACTTGCAGATCCACTTGTATGCGAGCCTTGCATGATCGATGATGACTATGACATCGAAATAACCGTGGAAGAAGCGGAATTCCTGACCCTGAGGTATCTGTATCAACAGAAGCTTCAGGGCAGGGATGCCATTCCTCGAGCAGAAGTCATGGAATATCTGGGCGTGAAATATGACCAAGAAGATGAAGAAAACATGCTAAAGATCAATGACGACGGCATTATCCAATTGAAATCATTGGAAAGGCGTTATCTTAATTAGCTGTTGACAAAAGCGATAAATATCGTATACTGATAATAGGCCAGGAGGGTCATGTCATGCGTAAACTAGCAGTAGCAATAGCAATCGTCGGGGTTCTAGCATCCAGCACAGTACCAGCTGATGCACAACAACACAATCGCCATCACGGTGGCGGCGGTCATCATCATCGCGGTGGTGGCAGTGGATGGGTTGCTCCTGTATTGGGAGGCATGCTGCTAGGCGGAGCAATATATGGTTTATCCCAACAACCCACATATGCTGCACCTGGGGTATACATAAACCCACAGTTTCGTGAACCCCGCCCTCAATACCGCAGAGAGTGCCAATATGTGCCATCATACGATGTATATGGCAATTATTATGGCGAGCGCCTGGAATGCTTCAACGTACCCAACTACTGAGGATCAAATGAGTTTTTTCGATCGATTATTTGGCAGCAGGAAGGAACTAAAGATTCCTGAACAGCCCATGTTTACTTCAACCACGGTTACTGAAACTAAGATCTCTAAACCTCGTAAACCCAGGGCCAAGAAACCCCAGCCTGAACCAGTGGTGGAAAAACCTGTCCAGCCTGAGGTCAAAGTGATCAAGATGGATTTCGATCCTACTGATCCCAGGCAGGGTAGCATGGAATTGGAATGGAATGACCAATTCATACAATTATTGCGCCAACATGGCTATACTGGTGACAGCGAAGAAGCTTTGATAGATGCCTGGTTGAATGACATCTGTCGCAACATCATAGGACAACCTGCTGTGGGCACTGTGCCAGAATACAGCAGATTCGTTCGTCGCCAGGACCTGGGTGACGGTAAAACAGAAGTAAGTTGACATCTTTCCTGAAAGTGTTATAATCATATCATGAAATATCTTCTGGTTGACACAGCTAATCTTTTCAGTCGTGCGCGGCACAGTACCCCCCGTGGTGCTGATACCTGGAGCAAACTAGGCCTGGCCTTGCACATCACTTTCAACGGTATCCTTAAAGCTGACAGGTTGCACAAGCCTGATCATGTGATCTTCTGTCTGGAAGCTCGCAGTTGGCGCAAGGATCATACTGGCTCATATAAAGCCAATCGCAAAGTAACTCGCGATAAGATGAATACCAAGGAGGCTGAAGAAGATGCAGAGTTTTGGGCTTGCTTTGATGATCTCAGTAAGTGGCTTAATGAGCGTACCAACGCTACTGTCATTCGTGTGGAACGAGCTGAAGCAGACGATCTTATTGCCCGATGGATTGCACTACATCCAGAAGATCAGCACACAATCCTTAGCAATGACAGTGACTTCATGCAGCTATTGGCACCAAATGTGGACATCTATAATGGTCTGACCAATCAGCTGATTAACCTCAACGGCTACTTTGACGATTGGGGCAAGCCTGTAAAGGATAAGAAGACCAAAGAAGTCAAGACAGTACCTGATCCTGAATGGTTGCTGTTTGAGAAGTGCATGCGTGGTGACACCAGCGACAATGTGTTTAGTGCTTATCCAGGTGTACGTACCAAAGGCACAGCCAAGAAGGTTGGTCTGTTGGAGGCCTTTGCTGACCGTGATAGCAAAGGTTGGAATTGGAATAACATGATGTTGCAAAAATGGATTGACCATAATGGAGTGGAACATCGTGTGCTAGATCGCTACATGGCTAATCGTGAACTTATTGATCTGACTGCCCATCCTGCAGAAATACGTGAGCATATCGATGCACACCTGATGCAGGTTACTAGTAAAGATCATTCCCAGATTGGCACCCAACTGATCAAGTTCTGCAGCAAATATGAGCTGGTCAAATTGAGCGAAAACGTGAAACCTCTTGCAGAGATACTCAGCAAGAGTTTGCCTGATTTGCACAAGCACCAAGAAAAGGATGTGAACAACACATGACTATCAAGATCAAACCCATCGTGGAGAATAAATTCTGGATCATCGAGAATGCCCACGGTGAACGCATAGGTACCTGTGCAGCTAACAAGGATAAGATCAGTTATCGTGTGGGTAACACCAGCGAGGATTTTCCCAGTTTCAGTGACATGGTCAAGGAAAAAAAGGTGGAAGTCAGTCGCAGATATACCACTCCTAAAACTGCTGATGTATCGCTAGATAAGACTGTTTATGGTTATCCCACCAATCACATACCACATAACCAGATCTGGAATGTACAGATGCGGTTGCCCTTGTATACCAAGACAGCCAAGAGCAGCAGCTACCATTGTGCTGGTTATTACATCATCAAGTTCGATCGTACCTGGTGCAAGAGTTATACACCCAAACTGATAACCCTACAGCGTTACCCATACCAGGGTCCGTTTGCAGATAAGACAGGACAAACCACAGCATTGAGGACAGCACTTGAGACAACCTAGCACACATCATCTGAGGAAATTCATCGATCTGGCTCGCACTGCCACTGGGCCAGGAAATCGCAACGTGGATAATGAATTGATCCGCGGTGTCCGTGATGAACTGATGGAACATATGCTATACAGCACAGAATTGCAAAGGCTGCTGGATAGTTGCAAACAGGACCAGGCATCAGCTGTGACGGTGCAGATCCAAGCTGAAGATTTCTAATATGTACATATTAACTATATAAATAACTAGTCAACGAAACAGATCATGAGCAGGCCCAAACCACAAGTACTCTTAGAAGTACCTAACCGAATTACTTATAAAGTAGAACAAGTCTTAGCTAGCGATGGCATATGGGCAGTGTACTACGACAGTAAGCCTATTAATCTTAAAACCAGCAGTTTACTGGCACAATACCCTGGTCCCAAATATCGCAAGACCAGTTTTTCCAATCCTGGCCATGCTATCAATCTCTGCAAGAAACTCAACAATCAGTTCAAGACGAACAAATTTAGTGTGGTATTGTTGAATGCAGGAAACAACGTATTTCCCGTTAAAACCCAGATCTAAATTGGAATGGACCAGGGAAATATTGTTCCATTATGGCAATAACCCCCACATGAACATCACCCGCGACAGCCTATTGATGTTCTGGTACAGTCCTGATCCAGAATCAGGAATGAGATTGACCAGCCTGGGATTGCAGGTATTACAGAATACTGAATATAACATATACCATCATGCCCTGGATGCTGATAAGATGAGCAATAAGATACTAGTATTGATGGATCGCAAACACAAATGGCCCTGGTTTTGGCACAGGAACCAGCTGAAATTAACAGACCAACACCTGAGCGTGTTATTGGAACTCAGCGGTGGTGATCTGGATCATGCCATGAATTCCAGCACTTGACATATTTTAGATCTGTAGTATATTGGTCAGGTATCAGGGAGAAAGATATGGAACATGATCTGAAGATGGTGTTGACTGCTGCTGTAGCAGCACAACGAATCAATGGCACTTATATACGTCGTGACCAAGGCACAGCAAAATCGCCAGCAAATAGCAACCTGATGTTCCAATTATTGGCACCAGACTCTGAAGAGACTTACAAGATCTTGCCAGAGGACATCCAGCAGAGCCAGCTGATCATGGAATATCTCAGCCATAAACTCATGGATCTGGTAGCTGGTGATCTGGAAGATTACTGGAAGAATGCCGTGATGTTGCTGGGACTGGAAAACATCAAGACCACGGATTTCAAAAAATTAGGATTGATAGCTAGCATCCCCACCAGTTATAACAATGCAGTGGCACGTGACAGCCTGCAAGACCATATGCGCCAATTAGCTGAGACCAGCCGCCATTTTGGTACCGTAGGTGATGCATTTGGTCGCCAGAATGTGGCTATCCTGGGTAGTGTATACAGCCGCACCTACAACAAACATTATCATACTGCCATCACCCAGGAAAATAACATGATCCGGTTCCCTGCTAGCGAGAAGCAAGAAAATGATAGTATAGTGACCATCAGCGGCAAGATCCACAAGCATGGTGACAATAACACTACTGTGCTTCATTACGTGAAAATGCACAAATAAGTGTTGACAAAAATCTGATACAGTCTATACTGAACATATAGCTAATTTGATGATGGAGAGAAAAAATGGCTAAGAATACAGATTCTGCTTTAACCGAATCCCGCACAGTAACTATCGAAGCCGCACGTCGCGAAATCGAGATCTGTGCTCGTCTCAAACGCCCTGTGTTTTTGTGGGGACCCCCAGGTATCGGCAAGAGCGAACTCATTGCCCAGATCACAGAATCCCTGGGTGGCAAGATGTATGACTTGCGACTGGCTCTCATGGATCCTTCAGATCTCAAGGGTGTGCTTTTCTACAACCCAGCAGTGGGCAATGCCATGTGGAATGCTCCACCTGATCTGCCTAGCAAAGCTGAAGCTGCTGAATATCCAATGACAGTGTTGTTTTTGGATGAAATGAATTCAGCTGCTCCTGCTACACAAGCTGCTGCATATCAGCTGGTGCTTAACCGTAAGATCGGCACATATGAGCTGCCAGATAACTGCGTGATCGTTGCCGCAGGTAACCGCGACACCGACCGCGGCGTCACATACCGCATGCCCAAGCCGCTGGCCAACCGTTTTGTCCATTTGCAGTTGCGTGTGGATTTCGAGAGCTGGCAAAACTGGGCTATCGATAATCATATCCACCCTGATGTGTTAGCTTACATCACCTGCAACAAAGGCGATCTGTTCCAGTTCGATCCTGCTAGCCACAGCGTCAGTTTTGCTACCCCACGTAGCTGGGTTTTTGTCAGCCAGTTGTTGAGCGAAAATCCCAACGAGACTGAACTCAACGATCTGGTTGCAGGCACAGTGGGCGAAGGCATCGGTCTCAAATTCGGCGCCCATCGTCGTGTTGCTGCTCAGATGCCCAACCCCAGCCATATCTTGCAGGGTAAGATCAATGAACTCAAGAACAAAGATCTGGGTGCCAAATACTCTCTTACTATCAGCCTGTGCTATGAACTTAAAGCCAGCTACGATAACCGTGGTGGCGGCAAGGACAAGAACGGCAACGAGCGTATGAAAGAATCAGAAATGAATCTGTGGCACAAAGAAATCGATAATGTGTTGCGCTTCATCTTGGATCACATGGATACCGAATTGCAGGTCATGTTTGTCAGCATGATCATGAAAAATTACCAACTGCCAATGCGGACCAGCAAGCTGAGCAACTACAGCGAGTTCCACAATAGGAATGGTAACTATATCATCGAAGCTCTTCGTCCATCTAGCTGATAACTGATAGGGCCCATGCTCCATCATCATAGATGGGCCCTATCACTAGCGGAAAGATCTCAGTGCGGGTGAGATCATACAGATGAGCGGGCTAGGGGGCTGCATCTGTACATTTTTTAACTGAATAGCTTGATGGTATCAGTCTGTTGTGGCTGCAAGGCTTTCCTGTAGAAATCCAGGTTGTCTTGCAGCCTTTTATCGTTGGGATCCAGTTCCACTGCCTTGGCTCCATATTCCAGAGCTTGTTGGAAATCGCCCACATAGTAACTGCTAAGTGCAGCCAGATCCAAGGGCTTGGGTCCCCAGCTGACAGGATCGTTGGTGTACAACGTGGTCTTATTGTTGATGAATAATGCCTGTCTGGCAGCATATTGGCACTCTACCCATAGCCCCTGCTTGTGGCAGAAATCAGCCAGATCCACCCAGGCATCTCTGCCATGTGGATACACTGCTGACGCTTCACGATATTGCTTGTGAGCTTCTGACAACCTGTCCTGCCCTTCCAGGCATTGTGCTAACTTACGACGGATGTAATCCTGCTCGTAGTCAGTGTATCGCTCTGCCCAGCTGAGGCATTTCTTCCATGCTTCTTCTGCTTCCACCCAACGCCCATTGAAGTTTAATTCACGGGCATAATAGAAGGCATTGCGCTGGCAGTAGGGATCTTCTTTCACAGCACATTCCAACAGTTGCATGTAATTGCCGCGGCTCTTGGTGGGATCTGGATGATGTTTGACCAAAAGCTCTGTGGTGAAGGCATATTTTTCCGGGGCACGTGGATCTGATTCCACGTATTCATGGCAAGGGTAATTCCAAACGAAACCAAACCTGGCGTGTATCTTGCTGGTATTGAATATCAGGTTATTGCTCCAGTCATACAGATAGCTGAGACGGGTGGTATCTGCCTCCCAGGCATCTTCCACTATCTTGCGCCAGCCTGGTGTCATGACTTCATCCAGGTCGATGCTGACACATATGTCCACATCTTCCGGAACTAGTCCCAGTGCGATGTTCCTGGCGATGTCGAACCTCCAGGGTTTGACCCTGATGTCGTGTACTATGGCGCCACAATCCCTGGCGGTTTGGGCGGTGTTGTCTGTGCTTCCAGTGTCACAGATGATGACCATGTCGGCATCTGTACAGCTTTCGCAGAATCTCTTGACGAAATGTTCTTCGTTCTTGCTGATGGCGTATACTGCTATTTTCATGTGGATATTTAAGTCCAGAAAATCAGCAGGTATGATTTTTTGAATTAAACATCATTGCCAGGTTCATTCTGTGGCAACACCCACACTATTGGATCCTTTGTTTATCACATTGGTTATACATGCAACATACTTGTTTGACTGAACATTTGCCGTACTTGTTCCAATTAAATTTACTCCATAGACCAACCAGTGGAAAGTATTAGCTACTACCACCCCATGGGCACCTCCGCCAAAATGGACACCTGTTCCTTTACGATTTGCAGCATTTGCACCCAGGCCATAGAATGAATTATTGGTTATGTTTACACCATGAGCACTGTTTGCAGAGGCATATGAAAATACGATTCCATAATGATTTAACGGGCAATAAAAACTATTGTTGGAAATATTGATGGTGGGAAATGGGTATGCTATCAGTATCTGATCAGCAGTGGTATTAAAATTACATGCTACCACAGCTAACTGGGCTGGGCCATCACTGCCGTTGGTGCCACTGGTGTCAGGTGATACATAGATCCCAGTTGCGCCATTAACGAAATTTGATTGTACGACCGACACACCTTGTATGTAATTGTCATATTCGATTCCTATGGCTATGTTCTGGAAATCACAGCAGGAGAAATTATAAACGATACCAAACTTGAACGATCCGGCACGATATCCATCTAGATGTACACCAGTTCCCCCAGACACAAGATTGCTTCCAGTGAAGTTACATCCGATGAAATTGATATTGCACCAACCACGTACATATATGCCTTTTCCCCAATAATTGGCAAAAGCATTATCACTTCCTCTAAAACTAACACTATAAAAATCACTGGAGTCAAGGTAAAGCCCTTGGACAGTATTTGTCAGTGTGATTCCTGTAAAAGCACCAGTAGAGCTATTTGTAGTGATAGCCAAGTTGGCAAAGTGAATATAATGGTTACCAGAATTTGCAAATACATTAAAACCATTACAACCATTGAATTGAACTGTCGATACACCAGATCCTGCACCTATGATAGTGAGCGAATAACCACCTGATGCTGGGTAATTTATCGTAATGGTAGCATTTAATATTCCAATTCCTGGCGGGAAGTAGATAGCACCACCAGTGCTTGGAAGGCTTGCGATCGCGTTATTAACAGCAGTGACGTTAGTAGCTGCACTTGTGGATAACCCATCTGCTTTATATCCAAATGAGGACACATCTACATAAAACGGTGCTTGGAAAACAGCCGCAGCAACACCGTTGCCTGTATAGACATAACCTTTGGGTCCAGTAACTGATGATCCACTGCCACCTGATCCTGCAGGACCAGTAGGACCAGCAACACCAGTAGCACCGGCAACGCCAGTGGGTCCAGCTGAACCTGCTCCACCGCCGCCGCCTCCAGCAGGTCCGGTAGGACCAGCAAGTCCAGTTGGACCAGCGATTCCGATTGCACCAGCTGCGCCAGCAGCACCAGTAGGACCAGCAGCACCAGCACCACCACCAGATCCAAATGTTTGTCCTACCAGGTATCCACCGAAATAATTCCTATTGGGATAACTGGTCTGCAGAAGGCTATCGATATCAACGTCTGCACTCCATCCCAGATATACTGTCAGCGTATCATTCACTGCCAGATCTATGGTCACATGGGTGGATACAGTCTCGTGTGCGTCTCGCAGGGTACCTGGATCGGTTAATCCTACTACACCACCTTTGTAGTTTTCCACGATAGTAGCACCATTTTTCTGTACGGTGACACCATAATAACCGCCTTCCACCATGATGAATTGCAATCCGGAATACAGATGGTACTTGCCTGCAGTGGTTACTGTGAATATGCCAGTGGCCTGGTTATAATCGATATTTTGTTTGGTTATCTGGTTGTTCCATTTGATCAGGCTAAAACCGTTTGCACCTGTTCCCATGACGGTATCAGCACCGCCTGATGTACCAAAAGTATAATGGAAAACAATACCGTCATTGGTGAGGATAGAAGCAGATCCAGCAGGGCCAGCAGGGCCAGCAACGCCAGCAGGGCCAGTGGGGCCAGCAACACCACCACCTGTGCCGCCACCACTACTGCCGGCAGGACCAGCAGGACCAGCAGGACCAGTAGCACCTGTGACGCCAGCACCGCTAGAAACAATGCTGCCCAGGAATGGTAAACCATTCCATGGTGTGGTACCATCGCCTATCTTCATCTGCAAAGGGCTGCTGTCGGTTACGACACCCAGTTCCCCAGCAGCTAATATGGTATTAAACCCTGCCCAATCAACAGCAGCACCACGACGCATCTGCATCTGGAAATTAGTGCTGGCTGGTGTTCCTCCGTCAGGAACCACGGTTGCAGTGTTATTGTTGGACGATATCACTCCAGCAGCAGCCGCTTTGGTGGAAAAGTCATTGTTACTGACATTGGTGAGGTCGCTGCGGGCTAGCTCTGTGCCACCAGGAGTGTGATTGTCATGCACTCTCAGGGTGTTGTGATCGTTATTGACGGTGATCTCGCCCGGTACACCTGTGAAAGCGTCATTCTCTGCTTTAGTCCCTTGGCGAAACTTAACTCTTTGGTTCATGATTACTGGATCCTGCTGTATCATATTTAGTAGGTTTATTATAGGGTTGACAAATCGTCGTCATATGTTATTATTAAAAATATAGGAGGACTAGATGGCAAAATCTCGTAAAAAACACAAGACTTTACCTGACAATATGTTGTCAGATACTATCGATAAAGTAGCTGATGAGCAAGCTCGTCAATCCATCCTCCGTGCCCGTATCGCTATGGTGCTACGACACGGCATGTTCGGTCAATTAGCCATGCGTTTGAAACTAGTAAATGCCGACAGCTGGTGCATGACTGCTGCTACCGACGGACGTCATTTCTTCTATAACAGCAAATTCATCAACATGTTAGATACGCAACAGAACATCTTCCTGTTCTGTCATGAATTACTCCACTGTGCTTACGACCACATGGAACGTGGCAAAAACAAACACCAGACCATAGCAAACATTGCCATGGATTATGTAGTGAATGCCGATTGCATCAAATACAAGATGGGCAATAGGATCACCGTGGTGGATGTGTTGTACGATAAAAAATATGAAGATTGGAGCTTCGAACAGGTCTATGACGATCTGATGAAGAATGCCAAAGTGATCAACATGGATGATCTGGCTGACATGTTGTTGGACGAACATCTGGATGGCAGCAAGGAGGGAGACAAAGATAAAGACGGCAAAGGTCGTCCCAAATTGTCAGATGTTGAAAAACAAGCTATCCGTGACGAATTCAAAGAAGCCATGCTGAGTGCTGCACAAGCAACAGGTGCCGGAAATACTCCTGCTAATATCTCACGCATGATCAAAGAGCTTACTGCTCCCAAGATCAACTGGCGTGAACTGATCACCCAACAGATCCAGAGCACTATCAAACACGATTACACCTACGTGACACCCAACAAGAAGATGTTCAGCTCGGGCTTTGTGTTGCCCAGCATGAAAAGAGACGAGACCATCGATGTTTGTGTTGCTATCGATACATCAGGTAGTATCGGTGACAAACAACTGGACCAGTTCTTTAGCGAAGTCAACGGCATCATGAACAGCTATGATGATTTTAACATCAAAGTCTGGTGTTTCGATACCAGTGTGCATAATCCACAAGATTACGACACTGGCAACAGCCACGAGCTCTTGGATTATAAACCCAAAGGATTCGGTGGTACTGACTTCGATTCCAACTGGCAATGGATGAAAGAAGAAAATATTGAACCCAAACTGTTGATCGTGTTCACTGACGGTGAACCCTATGGCAGCTGGGGTGACGAAAACTATTGCGACACCGTATGGATCATCCACAACAAACACCGCAAAGATATCGAACCGCCGTTCGGTATACATGCATTCTACGAAGAATAATTTTTTTTACTGCGCCACTTACCAATGTAAATACCTTATAACTTCCCGGAGGAAAAAATGACTGATACAGAAAACAAGACAACTGAAGCACCAAGTGTGGGATTAGCAGACATCGGATTCCTGCTCCAAGTGGTAGAAATCTGCAGCAAGCGCGGTGCGTTCAATGCAGACGAGATGACCCAAGTGGGCACAGTATACGATAAAGTCAAAGCATTCTTGGCTGCAAATGCACCACCCAAACCAGATGCTGATAAAGAAGAAGGCGGTGTTCAATGACCTTTTTCAAACACGTGGGTTCAGTGAATAGCAAGAAGGTCATTATCATCCAGCGCCAGTTGCCTAATGAAGAGCACATGGCTGCTGTGATCTATAGTGACATCATGCCTGCCAAATATCATGATGATGTCATGAAACTTTTGGAAAGCGAAGAAGGCCAACACAGCTATGAATTCAAAGACATCCTGCAACGTCGCATGATGGGCAGCGGCGAAAACATGCTGAATGCACTGGCTAACGAAGGTTATCTGAAAAAAGTTCCTGCACAAAACGTCATGGTCACACCCAACAGCAAGAGTTCAGTACGCCTGGACGAGCTCAACAGCTTGCTTAACATGGCAGGCAAAGGCGACGAAGCTGTGAAGAAATTGGATGCATTGGATGCCAAACAAGGCATGGGCAATGGCATGGCTCCTGTGATCGAAGATAGCCCAGCTATCAACGTCAGCGACATGGGTATCACGCCAGTAGCACCTGTGGCAACTGGTATAGATCAGACTGCTCTGATGATGGAAATGATGAAGACCATGCAGAGCATGCAACAACAGATCAATAATCTCAACGGCGATAAACCTGCTGTTAAAAAGACTACCAAATCCAAGAATACTGCAAGTGCCTGAACCCAGTTTCAGTGATGACTTTCTAAACAAATGGGAACATTTGATCAACGACATTGAGATAACAGACGTACCACTTCGTTTCATCAGCGAAGTGGTCGTTTTTTTCCACAACGGTGATCAGATGGAATTTAACATAGAAGAAATGTTACAGAACACTTTTCCAGTGGCACACATAGAAGAAGAGATAGAGACATTCCTCAGCGAGAATGACAGATACATCGATAATGTGGATTTCCACATAAACATCCCAGCAGTAGCTACAGAAATCGAAACAAAAACCAACAAGTTATTGGATAAAGCATGAGCACCAGTAAGATAGTAGCAATGACCAATCCCGTGGATACTGACCTCAGTATAGATCAATTCGTGGCATATGTGGCCAGGGTCAGTAATCCCAGCAACCAGAATAACACCTTGACAGCTGATAAGTTACTCAAGTATCTGGTCAAACACAAGCACTGGAGCCCTTTCGAGATGGTGCATGTGGTCATGGAGATCGATACCACACGTGACATTGCTCGCCAGATCCTGCGACACCGCAGTTTCAGTTTCCAGGAGTTCAGCCAACGCTATGCTGATCCCACGAGCGACCTGGGGTTCAGTATGCGCGATGCCAGGCTACAGGACATGAAAAATCGTCAGAATAGTATCCAAGTTGAAGATCCAGAACTACAGCGTGAATGGGAAAATAAGCAAAACAAGATGATCGGCAGTGCCAAGGAAGCATACTTATGGGCTGTTAACAATGGCATTGCCAAAGAACAAGCCCGTGCAGTATTGCCTGAAGGGTTGACCAATAGCCGTCTGTACATGGCTGGTAGCCTGCGTAGCTGGATACACTATTGCGAGCTCAGGATGGCCAATGGCACACAGCTGGAGCACCAGCAAGTGGCTAAAGATTGCTGGGCAGATATCTGCCAGAGATTTCCCAGCCTGGCTGATATCATCACATCAGGGTGAAATCTTCATGATGTAACATAGTGCATGGGTAGCAGGTAACAACTGCCCCCCAGAGCCTACTGTGTTAACCTGATAAGGATTAGTCTGGGTATTAACCGCATAAGAACCAGCTGCACCAATCACCACCCTATCCATGAGATTGGGTGTATTATTATGCCCATCGCACAGTGTCCAACCTGGTGGAATAGTAGTTGCACTACCATACCATAATATGATGCTGCCATATGGCAATATGGTATGCACATACTTGGCTGTGGCCAACAGATTGTTATTGTCTAGAATCTGCGGAGTGGGTGCTTCTGGATACCCAGTGAACACCGGGGTATCGATAGGTGCAAGAGTGGTTAATTGGCTGTTTATGGCAGCAATTCCACTGGTGCTATTGGCCACGAACTGTGTGGTTGCTATCTGATTGCTAGTGTCACCATCGGCAGGGGTCAATGATGTGGAAGGTTGTGTGAGATTCACAGTAGTTATGCTCATCGTGGTGTTATTGAGCTGGCTGGCCAAGTTGGCTGTGTTTGCAAACAAGGCAGCACTTAACTTTGTTAACTGGCTGGTCAATGAACCGTTCTTATCGCTCATGCTGCCTATGACATTATTGTATCCAGTGTACACATTGCTCACTGCATTGATGGGAGTCTGTAAGCGGAAATCCTGGTCCTTGCTTGTGACTGATACTGTGACACCTGCCAGGTAACCCATCAACACATTATGGCTGACGCTGTTGTTATCCAGCACAGTTTCCTGGTAATAACCACTCTTGCCTAGCCTGGGATCGTTGTCTGGCCCCACAGTGAACCATCCTGTGTAATCCACTGTCACGTCGCCGGTGTAGATCTTGTATTTGTAATTGGCAGTATCAACCCATTGGTCGCCAATGGCAGGATTAGCAGGAGTAGTATTTCCCACAGTCATGCCACGCACTGGTTTGAAATTGGTGCCATCATAGAATTTCAGTAAGCTGATACCTGTGTCATACCAGATCTGACCACGTACTGGACTGGCAGGACTGCTAGCACCACTGAAATTACTCAGTAGGCTGACCAGGTCCTGGGCTATAACTTGCCCATAGTTGGCCACATTCTTTCCAACCAGTCCCAGGCTGGTGGTTGTGTCCACCTGGCCTGGGTATACTGTGATAGTGGTGTTATCTATGTTTACTGTATAACTCATTTATTCCTTCCATTATCATCTTGGTGTGTAAAAATCAGCAGCAGTTGGATCTATTTCTATTATATTAGTTACCTTGGTATTTGCCGAGGTTGCACCAGTAGCGTTAAAAGTTGGTGTTGTTATTGTGGTATCATAGATGGCAATAAAGTAATATGATTTTGCATTACGTGGTACAAATACTCCACCAGTGGCACTAGCAGCCATATAAAATGTAGTATATGCTGATACTTGTTGTGTATTGGTGCCAGCTAGATTAGATATGACAGTTCCTTCATAATAGGTATTTGAGAGTACTTGATCGCTCGCACCCACCTTTTGAACTTTAGTTGCACCAGCATAACTGCTAGCACTAGTAACTTTGTACAGAGCCCACTTAACACTCAGGGTACCTGAATTCCATGATGTATTGAAATACATATCTACCCATGCATCTGAGGGGATGTTAGACGTTGTGTAGTATTTGGCAACTCCAAATACCTTTCCATTGGGTGTATTAGCTAGATTTACATATAATTGCTGGCCTGTTATGGCAATAACACCAACAGCTGGAGGATTATCAATTTTAATAGTAAAAGGACTTGATGTCTTTTTTACAGTTGGACTAGAAGAATTATAAATTGTTACAGTGTAACTAGTTGTAGCCTGTGACGTAGTAGGTGTACCAGATAATTCACCAGTATTGACATTAAGGGTTAATCCAACTGGGGCGGAACCAGTTGGTAATCTAGCTATGGTGTATACATATGAGGTACCATCACCACCACTAGCAGTAGCCGGAGTTAAAGTTATGGGTGTTCCCACAGTGAAATTAAAATTACCATTAGGCACAATCGATAATGGTTGGGTTCCTGGATTTATGATCAGATAGAATACCACTGTAGCAGTCTGCCCTAGCTTGTCTGTCACATCCACATAAAGTGCTGTTCCTCTGGGTTGCCCAGCTGGAGCAGGTAAAGCTGATGTAGGTGTACCAACAATTCGCCATGTAGTCCCTTGAATTGTTATAGTAGCCCAACTAAGCCCTGGTGGTAATGCAGTCATGGTAATGATACTTGGATCTGGAGCAACTGTTTTTATAGCAAAGGTATAAGGTGCCGTTCCACCTGTCACTGTGAAGCTAGCTTCTTTGCTTGATCCTGTGGACCATTTTGTATCGTTAACCGCAATGACAAGGTCAGGTGAAACATTGTATTTTGTAACCAAAGGCGGTGATGCTGACAAACTTGTATCCAATATAGTGATCACTGGACTGATAGCTACTGATTTGGTTCTAGCACTATCTGAATAGATGGTCATTACCATGTTACTAACACCGTTGGTGGTGTTATTAGCCAACAATGTCTTGGTAAACGTAACTGTGCCACCTTGGATTGTTATGGTACCAGCACTTACTGCGTCAGTAAATCTGTTGCTAGCAATGTTGGTACCACTTATGGTGTAATAGAACGATGTTCCATCAGCTATAGGACTACCTTCAAAGACGAACGTGGCAGTTTGTCCTTCACTTATTTGCATAGCTATTGCAGATTGAGCTTGATTTGCGCTACTCCAAGTTGTCTGAACACCATTCACATAAGCAACCACACTGAATTTATATGCTGTGGTAACTGGTCCTGGGATGGCAAATGCCACACCACGTGGTCTGATGGCATTGCTGCCATCTGGGTTGACCAATGTGACATCATATGTGCCAGGATTGGTGGCAGGCATGGTAAACACTGCTGTGGTGCTGGTCAATGACTTGGCTGTTGAACTATAGCTGTAAGGATTGCCGTTACCAAACCAAAGTTTGGCACCTGCTTGATATCCTGTACCGAACACCTGGATATCACCACCGGTGTTGGGAACATAATTGATCAGTGTCTGGTTACCGAAAGTATCCAAGTAGATCAGGTTATTGATGGTAGTTACAACAGTACTGCCACCTGCACCAGGTGCATTGTTGGCATTGATTATTATCTGTCTATTATTGACAGTAACAGTAATACCGTCACCTGCTACTATATTACCAGGCAAGTAACTGCCACCAGGTTGTCCTATCAGGATCTGGCCCAGCACTGGAGTGATGGAAGTACCAGTACCACCGCTGTTGCTATTAAGCACACCAGTGATGTTCACATTGCCACCAATATTGGTATTGGTGAAGCCGATATTAGCCATGTTGATCACACTTACAGACTGTTTCCAGCTGGGCAATCCATTGACCATGGCCAATACATAACCACTTGTGGGAACACCAGCAAGTCTAGCTAATGTGGTGCTATTGATGGCATACAGTATGTCACCAACTGCGTATGATGTAATACCAGTACCGCCGCTATTAGCGTACAATGCACCAGTTAATATCACATTACCATTCTGTATGGTAGTTGTGAGACCAGTGTTGTTTCCTGTGATTGCAGAATTAGTAGCCTGCCTGATCCATGTGGGCATGCCATTGACGATGCTGAGCAAGCTGCCGTTAGCACCAGCAGCAAGTTTGCCCAAGTTATTAGGTGTCAATGCCATCAACATATCACCAGCACTGTAGATACTGATGCCAGTACCACCGCTGTTGGCATATAATGTACCTGACAGTACTAAGTTACCGTTCTGCAGGTTGTTGCCGTAGATTCCTGTGACATTACCTGATATGCTATTGACATATCCAGTCTGCCATACTGGCAAGCCATTTTTTACAGTAAACACACTATTTTCTGTGCCGATGGTGCGGCGAAGTAATGTGCTTGTGCTGTTGGCATACAGTATATCACCGATCTGGTAATTGTCAGGAAGTTGTGAACCTGTACCAGATGCGTTGCTATTTTTCCATTGTGGTAAACCATTTACCACAGTCAGGACTTGTGAGTCTTGCCCGATGGGGATCTTGCTGAGATTATCTTGGCGATCGCTGTACAGCATATCACCAGTATTATACTTGTCGAATCCTGTACCGCCATGGAGTGCATTCAACACACCACCCAGTACTACGCTGCCAACACTGTTGAAATCTGGTAATAAACCAGTATCACCAGCGTTAAAGCTACTGACATAGATGTTGTATGTGGGATTCAGTTGGATCGCCAGTACCCCAGGATTGGTTTCCTGGATAGCAAAATAACTTGTATCAAAATCTAATTCAGTTATGTTGTAATGATATTCATTACTCAAGGTTTCTAGATCAAATTTGCTAATAATCAGATTAGCATAACCACTTGGACCAGTTGCTCCTGAAGGACCAGTGGGACCACTCGGACCACTTGGACCTGTGGGACCAGAAGATCCGGTAGGACCTGATGCACCTGTTACTGATGGACCGCTAGGACCAGTAGTACCTGAAGGACCAGTAGGTCCTGATGTACCAGTGGGACCTGATGGACCAGTTACTCTGGGACCGCTTGGGCCAGTTGCACCTGAAGGACCAGTGGGACCTGATGTACCAGTGGGACCTGATGTACCAGTTACACTAGGACCACTTGGGCCAGTTGCACCTGAAGGACCAGTTGGACCAGTGACCCAACCACTCGGACCGGTTGCACCTGTTTCACCACTTGGGCCAGTTGCACCTGAAGGACCAGTTGGACCAGTGACCCAACCACTCGGACCGGTTGCACCTGTGGGTCCACCAGCAGGGCCAGTGGGTCCTATTGGCCCAACAGGGCCTCCGCTAGGACCTGTGGGACCTGTGACCCAACCACTAGGACCAGTTGCACCTGTTGCGCCACTTGGACCAGTTGCACCTGATGTACCAGTGGGACCTGATGCACCAGTTACTGATGGACCGCTAGGACCAGTCGTACCTGAAGGACCTGTTGGCCCACTGGGACCACTTGGGCCAGTTATTGATGGACCGCTAGGACCAGTCGTACCTGATGGACCTGTGGGACCACTGGGACCGTCCATGCCACTTGGACCAGTAACACTAGGACCACTAGGACCAGTCGTACCTGATGGACCTGTGGGACCTGATACGCCAGTGGGACCTGATGGACCAGTTACTCTGGGACCGCTTGGCCCAGTAGCACCTGACGGACCTGTGGGACCTGATACGCCAGTGGGACCTGAAGCACCAGTCACTGCTATTCCGCTTGGCCCAGTTGACCCTGAAGGCCCAGTTGGACCACTAGCTCCAATCGGACCTACGGGACCGCCGCTGGGTCCGGTTGATCCCGTGGGGCCAGGTTGACCTATCAGACTGACTTCCCAACTGCTTACTACTGCATCTGGTGTATTACCGATAGCGTCTACTTGTACACGGAAGTTACTACCTCCTGACAACACGCCAGTGGCTACCAATTGGCCTTCCACGAAGCTGGTCTTATCAGTAGTATCAGTCAATCTGACACGGCTGCCGACAACGTAAGCACCTGAAGTTGTCTGGCCTGGGATACCGGCTGGATCATAAACTGTGAACAGTTTGGAACCTAGCTGAACGATATTTTGAGTGGTGCTCTTGAGATAATATCCCAAACCTCTTGTACCCGTGGGACCACTTGCACCCGTGGCACCTGAACCGCTAGGACCCGTGGGACCAATCGGCCCACCCGATGGCCCAGTTGCACCTGTATTGCCGCTAGCACCTGTGGGACCTGACGAACCAGTAGCACCTCTGGGTCCAACAGGACCACCTGAAGGACCAGTGGGACCAACCGGACCACCTGAAGGACCAGTGGGACCAACCGGACCACCTGAAGGACCAGTGGCACCTGTTATTCCAGCAGGACCTGATGGACCTGTGACACCAGATGGTCCAGTGGGACCTGGTTTACCTATGAACGCAAATGTCCATTTGTCTGAGATATTTCCTTTGCCAGTGATACTGGCATTGACATTTGTGACGCTGAGACTCAAGATGAACCCAGCAAAGTTTGTTATTATACCTTCAAACCATATGCCGCCATCACTACCAAGTGACACACGTACCTGAGCGCCACTCTTGTAAGCACTCTGGGTGTCTGGTATATTGGTAGCCATCGTGAACACTACACCGATACTGCTTGTATTCATCGTCAATGTGGTAGAACTAGTTAATCCCAATCCGATACCAGTGGGTCCTATACTTCCCGTGGTACCTGAAGGACCAGTTACACCAGTGGGGCCAGTCCAACCTGTGGGTCCTGATGGTCCAGTGACACCGCTGGGTCCTGTGACACCAGTAGCACCTGTGGGACCGCCTGCTGGGCCCGGAGTACCTGCTGGACCTGTCGCACCACTAGCACCCGTGACACCTGTGGGACCTGTGACACTAGGTCCGGTCCAACCTGTGGGACCTGACGCACCTGTGACACCCTGCTTGCCTATGAGGCTAACTCGCCAGACACCGCTTACGGCTGTGATGACTGGTCCGTTGTTACCACCATTGATGGTGTTAAGAACCAGTGTTATGATATTTTCATTATAATCTGTTATGGTTCCTTCGAACCATACTGTTAAATTGTTTTGATTTGTGAAACGAATCAGTTGTCCTGGTCCATATCCACTCTGGTTGACATTGAGATTGACGTTTATTATGTATGTGCCACCTATATTAGATGAATTCATACTGATAACGTCATTACTTGTTAATACAAATCCTGCACCGCTAGCACCTGTCACGCTGGGTCCAGTGGGACCCGTGAAACCTCTAGGGCCAGAAGGACCAGTCACGCCTGTGGGACCAAATCCTGTGGGACCTGTTAACCCAGGTCCGGTCCAACCTGTAGCACCTGTGCTTCCAGTCACACCTGTGGGTCCGAAACCTGTGGGACCAGTAGAACCTGTTAAACTTGCACCAGTGGGTCCAGTAAAGCCAGTGACACCAGTGGGACCAAATCCTGTGGGACCTGTGACACTGGGTCCAGTCAAGCCAGGGCCTGTGGGTCCAGTGTAACCTGTGACACCAGTAGCACCAAGTCCTGTGGGACCTGTGACACTTGGGCCTGTGTAACCAGTTGGACCAGTGTAACCTGTGACGCCAGTAGCACCAGTGACACCAGCTCCAGTAGGCCCAGTAAGACCTTGTGGACCGATAGGACCACCTGAAGGTCCCGTAACACCTGCAGCACCCTGTGGACCCGTGGGTCCACCAGCAGGTCCAGTAGGTCCGAATGTGCCAGTGGGACCAGTAGCACCAAGACCCGTGGGTCCTGTGACACTGGGTCCAGTCAAGCCAGGACCAGTGGGACCGGTCACGCCTGTGGGTCCAAAACCTGTGGGTCCTGTGACACTAGGTCCAGTCCAACCTGTGGAACCAGTTGTTCCTGTAGGCCCAGTGATACCAGTGGGGCCTGTTACGCTAGGACCAGTTGGTCCAGTATCGCCTGTAGCACCAGTAACACCCGTGGGTCCTTTTTCACCCGTGGGTCCTGCTTGTCCTGTAGTACCTTTAGGTCCGGTCCAACCTGTGGGACCTGTGACACCAGTGGGTCCGGTCCAACCTGTGGGACCTGTGACGCTAGGCCCTGTTGGTCCCAGATCACCAGTGGGACCTGTGACATTACTATCAGCACCAGTGGGTCCAATGATACCTTGTGGACCAGTATTTCCTATGGGACCCATGGGTCCTTTTTCAGTGCTAGCTGGTCCTGTGACGCCAGCAGGTCCTGTCACACTAGTACCTACATCACCTTTGGCACCAGTTGCACCAGGATTGCCAGTATCACCTTTGGGTCCAGTCACACCATTGTTAGGGCCTGTGGGACCAGGCGGTCCTTGTATACCGCGTAATCCGTCTTGCGGAGCTTGCCACCAGGTGGGCACACCACTCTTGACTAATAGGATCCAACCTTCGGGACCTATGCCTAATCTGCTGACATTGTTATTGCGGTCGGCATAGAGGATATCACCCCTGGCATATGTGTCCATGCCTGTGCCACCGTGATTATATTTTAATATCCCGCCCAATACAGCATTAGGTGTGGGATCAGCTGGAGTCAATCCTGTGTCAGCAGCACTGAACGTGCCACCACCACCACCGCTGGAATTGATCTGTAGCAACCTGGTCTGATGAGGTGTCCTGTCGCTCTCATCGAATCCCACAGTAGCAAGGCCAAAGTTCTCAGACGCATATCCCAGATCTTGTAATGTGATTCCTGTACCAGCAACCAAACGTCCCAGGGTATATTGCCCTGATCCACTACCGAATAGCATTTCACCCAGACTGGGTTGTTCGGCAGTACCTGTGCCGCCGTGCGGAGTGCGTAATATTCCGGCCATCTTGATCACACCAGCCGTAGTGATAGGACCGCCACTGAAAGTGACACCTGTCTGTTCACCACTGACGTCAATGCTCAAGCCCAATGCTTGGCCAGCTGTGGCAGGATCTAGATCCCACTGTTCATCTGTTATTTCTTCACCAGTGTCTGGATCAGTGGTTGTCACTAGGGTTCGCCTGAGACCGCCCGTTGGCTTTACTGAGGTACGCTTTGGCACAAAATTGCCATTGGCATCTGCTACCAGATGATAACCAGGTTTAGGAGCCCAAAGCCGTCCAGTACCACCTTCATCGATGCGCAGGCTACCTACAAAACTGACAGTTTGGAAAGGCCAAGATGGTGTATTTTTAATGTTAATATGATTGCCACCATAGAGAGTAGGTGCTCTTGTTCCTGTGCCACCATGGTGTACAGACAAAGGATCTTCTGGCAAGCCACCAGTCCCACCACCAGTCCCGCCAGTTGCAGTGATAGTCTGGTTGGGCCAAGTTCCAGTAATACTGATGCCAGCACCTTGGATCAGGCCTGGATTGCTAGTGCCTGTACCACCGTGAGCCACATCCAATATGTCCACATCCAGATGCTGATTGGGATATGCTCCGGTGACACGAAGGAATGTGCTGTCAGATACCAGATTGGGATTATTCGTACCAGTACCACCCTGGCTCACTGGTAATATGCCAGTGAAAGCTATCTTGTTATTGGGCCAATTACCTGTGACAGTTATGAGATTGTCAGCAGTGGACAGGTTGGGATTATTTGTTCCAGTACCACCGTTCACGATGTTAAGGATACCGCTTAATACTACTGGACCGTCTGTAGGAGTGCTTGGTAATAGACCTGTCAGACCACCGCTAAATGAAGTTACAGATGGGGTGCTACCGCTGCCCACGATCTGGAAGATGGGATTACCTTGTGCAGATACGGCTGATGTGGGATAGTTTACCTGTATTCCACCACGGCCTTCCAACAAGTAATATTCATATCCACCCTTGCCGTCTGTGCCTAATACCCATCCTCTCTTGAGAGGATTATCTGGAGCAACCAGACCAGTACCACCTTTAATACCTTTGAGTATCCCATCCATGGTGATGGTGCCGCCTGTGAAGATAGGCCCACCAGTGAATTCCAACCCAGTGTTGTTGCTTACGACATTTACATTTGACACACCTCCTGATCTGATACCACCAGGTGTGGCACCATCCATCACATATAAAGTCCAGTCGTCGGTATTCACTACTATCTGTCTTTGTTTGCCAACATATGTTGAAAGATCTATAGTATTCAACCCATACTGTTGTAAAATAGTGATACCAGTGGTCGCCATAAGATATTTCCTTGGATAAATTATCCATTATTTATTAGATGTCGCAGCCATAGGTCTTATTGTTATTGCTGGGATTTCAATTGATCTACTTGGGCTTGCAGCTCTTGGATGGCTGCAACCAACAGCGGAATCACATCTGTGTAGCTGAGACCCAGTGGTTCTGCAGGATCAGCTGGCACTGTGACGGCTTGTGGAAATACCTTCAACACATCCTGTGCTATGAGGAAACTGCGGCTGATACCTGGTTCATCCTGGGTGTATCTGCCGGTCATGGCTCGTAATCCAGCCACTTTTTCAGTGGCATCTGTGATGGGTAACAGATCTGCCTTGATGCGTTCATCGCTGTTTGCGGTCCAACTGGTTTGTCCGTTGCTGATATACACGCCCAGGTTGGCATTGTTCAAGATACTGAAGTTGCTGTAGGTGTTATAAGGACCCACACCCCAATATGCACCCACATTTGCTCGGCTATGTCTCAAGAATAGCTGTTGGTTAGGTGCTTCCACCTGCACTGATTGGATCACAGGTGCAAATTTGTTGCTAGAGCCTACTACGAAATTACCATCGCTGTCTATTTTAGCTGCCTGATACATGTCATTTTCAGATGGTCCACTGCGTGTGGCAAAGGCCAGATAACCATAATAATTACCAAGTTCATCCTCGTTACCAGCATAGATATCAGCCATGGTGCCAGTGGCACCACTGTCATCATTGCTGCGACTGAATCGCACACCAACTGCTGCTGTACCTTGACCAGCACCATATATCCAGGGGTTGTTCCAATTCTGTGCGATGGCTAATCCAGCCACGTTAGCTGACTGGATGGTTAATTTATTCACCGGCTGGGTGGTATTGATACCCACCTTGCCATCATAATTTATAGTAACTTGTTCGCCCAGGTTGGTAGCCAACTGCATGCCACCAGTGGAATTATCAAATCTTATATGGGCTGAATTTTGTTTACCGATAATTAAACTGTTTTCTAAACCTATATTCAGATTGCCCAGGAAGAAAGCAGCATCACCGTCCTGCGTGGCATAAAAGTATTCATATTGTTCCAGCCTGGGAGTGATAAACAAGCTGTTGACAGTATCGAAAACACTGAAACTGTATCCTGGACCATTGGCACCGAAATCCTGGAACACGCTCAATGCTGCCGTGTCACGGAAATTTTGTCCTATGGTGACACGGCCAGGCATGTTGATGTTGGCTCCCTGGGCACTGAAACTGGTGTAGTTGGCTCCGCTATCCCTGGTTATGATACTGATGTTGGCATTGTTGATGCTGTTGCTGATCACCAGGTTATTGCTTTGCATGTTCATACGTACCTGGTTGAAAGCACCCATGTTGATGCCCAGGTTATTTGTGACACTGAGGCTGCCTCTGGTGCCAGTGTTGATATCAGTACGCATGTAGTTGTTGCTGTATAATCCACCCAGCCTGAAACTATCGCTTACCTGTCCTGTGAGACGGTTATTTGTGACAAAATTTTGATTGACCAGGTTGAGTCCTGGTGCGATCCTGCTGAACCCACCTATGCTGTTCTGTGGAATGAATTCCTGGTCAGCACTGAGTATGGCATATCTGGTGTTATCGATGTTGAAACTCAACACATGATGGTTGGAACCCATTACGTCTCTGATGGTCTCAGCATTAGTGCCATTGGCACCACCGCTGCCCACTGTGAACCAGGTAGCTCCTATCCAGATACGAACCTGTGGATTACCCAGGTTTCCAGTGTCTAACCACATGTCCCCCACATTGGGAGCAAGTGGACTGATGCTACTGGTGTAACAGCTGGTCACATTCTTGAAACGCTGTCCATTATAAACATTCAACTGGTTGGTGGTAGTGTTGTACCATAATTGACCAGTTATGGGTCTCACAGGTGCGGTGCTGTTGGCAAAATTTTCCAATAACGACAGGAAATTCTGATCGATCAATCCACCGTAATTCTGTATGTTCCTGCCCACGAATGTCAGGTTAGTGCTGTTGTCTAGTTTACCATCTAGCACTACTATGGGGTTCTGTCCGTTGTTAGGGGTGAGTGTATAGCTCATGATTACTCCGCAGCTGATATTTATCAGACGGTGATATAAGTGATGCCTGCCCGAACATGGGTATTTGCTGTGGTACTCACAGCATACAGCGATACCAGATCAGCTAACAAATCAGTGCTCAGTGAGAGTAGTGATCCGCCTGCTATCACTTCACTATATACCACCAGGTTACTGATTATGCCGTTATGTGTCAGCAATACTTCCATGGAATGCGAATTAGATGCGGTAAATGCAGATATCACATATTTGGCTGTCCTGTATTGGACATGATCAAAGCTGTCCAATGTTACGATACTGGTTCCCACAGTGGTTGGTGCTCCGTCATATAATATGGAGTTATTGATCAGTGTGGTATTGGCAGTTATCTGCATGACAGGTGTATTATTTGCCAGGATCAGATTAATCTGGCCTTGGCCCTGATTATCGTAGACTGCTTGCACATGGATACTATTATTGACGATTTCCGTGACAACAGAACTGACACCAAACACCCGTGCTTCCACGATATCAGTATCAAGTGGTACCTCACTCTGGAAACTCAACACGTTGCCGCTGACTGTGTAACTGCGCCCTGGTATCTGTGCCACACCGTTAACATGCACCAATGTGCCCTGTGTGTTGCTATTCTGTGTGAGATAAAAATTACCAGTGACATTATCACCTGTGAACACATCGCTGGTCACATAACTGTTACTGATGGTACCGCCACTGGTGCCGCTGCCCACTGCTTGCCATGCAGATCCAGTGTATACTTCCAGGCTACTGCTGACAGTGTTGAATCTGATCTGGCCGCTTACTGCTGTGGGTGGATATGTGTTGTTGCCATTGGGCGCAACCAGGCTCGTGGTGGCTACGATGGTGTTGGCATTGATGATGCCACGCACATCCAGATCAAATCTGGGCATGACAGTGTTGATGCCCAGCCTGCGATTACTGACATCGAAATATGCCAGATTGCTGTCGATAACCAGATCCACACCATTGCGGATCAGGTTGTCCCGGAGCATGGAACCAGCTACTTTACCCAGAATTGCCATCTATCTCACCTTGATAAGGTATTTAACAATGCTCAGGATACATAAGCATCTGTGCTGGCAAAGTTATGGAATATCACTACAGTTTGCCCAGCAGGTGGTGGATTAAGGAAAGTTATAGTGGCATTGCTTAATGTGAAAGCATCATCTGGATTCTGATGCACGTTACCCACGAATACCAGGACGCTGCGGCTGCTTACAGGAATCTGGCTCAATGTATACTGTGTCTGTGATCCGTTACCAGTAAATGTGTCCTTGGTGATGGATACCTGGCCAGTGATAGCCAAAACCAACCAGGAATTGTAATAGATCTCGAAACGCTCAGTATCTGAATTGAATCTGATCTGACCATTCACAGGTGCAACTGGTCTACTGGCAGTATTACCCACAGGTAACTGTATGGCTGTACTTCCGGTCTTGATCTGATCGTTTTTAAGATATCTGGCCATTAGAGTCCAATATACCCCACTGTGCTATTGATCACGCTGTTGGCATTGGCACTGGCATAAACTGCATCGCCGTTGCTTAGGATGATTTTTTCTTTGTCTACCACCAGTGTATCGCTGGTGCTTATGCTGTAATTTTTGTATACGATGGTAGTATTGTCTGGACTACCACCATTGGGCACCAGATACATATTGATGGTGTGGTTAACACTATCAGTGTTACAAAAATACATAAGTGTCACCACAGTCTGCCCAGTGCTGGTATAGATGGCAGTGGGACTGGTGGTTAGTGTGTTATTGACTATGGCCATGTTTGTTCCTAACTAAAAATCAAAGCCAAAACAGTGGCTTTACTCTTGCTTATCAATTCATCTTGTGTGCTGGTATTTACGAAGTATAGGCCTGTGCCGCCGCTGCCTGGAGCATTAGCATACAATGTGACTTTACCACTGGCACTTGCTGGCTGGGCTGAGTAAGACATCTGTACAGGACTGCCAACTTGGAGCGGGCCTGTGAAATTAGTGATGCTGTTGGTGGTTAAACGCAGATTTCCCACAAAGAAGATACCAGATCCCGCATTATATTTCAGCACACTGTCGCCCAGGAAACTGGTGCCGTTGCTGTATTGTACGCTCTGGGCTGAACCACCAGGTTGTGATGACGGCAAGCTCTGCAGATATCCTTTGGTCACTACATCGTCACTATTGACAGGTGTTGCTGCCCTGATGGCACTGAGGTTACTTCCCAAGAGTCCTTCGAATCTGCTGCTTACTTCACTATATTGCCATATGGCATTGGCACTGGTTCCGCGGCTGATTATGATGCCACTGTTACTCTGTGTGATACCTGCACCGGTTTCTCCGCTGTTCAATGTCATGAACAAGTTTCCGGATGTGCTGTTGGTAGTGGTCACACTCACAGTATTTCCCAATACCAACAGGTTACCATGGATGGTAGTCAATCCACTGTAGATATCCAACTTGTTATTGGTGATGCTTGTATTTCCCAGCACATTGAAATTACCGTGTATGGACACGGTATTACTATAGATGTCATAATTTCCACTAAATCTTCTGATACTGTCCATTGTGTGTTCCGGCTAGATTATTTATCTGATGGAAAAAACTCAGAAAAATAGCGGCCGGAGCCGCTATCTGTTTGTTTAAGCCTGTGGCAGTCTTACTGTAGTAGCAGTAGGATTGCTGAAGGTGTAAGCATATTTGTTGCCTGCAAAATCACGAGCAAACTTGTTGTCCAAACGAGCGACATATGCTGTTACAAACATGTCACGAGTGCTGTTTGACACAGCTTGGCTACTGAAGCTGATGCTGGCATTAGCTAGTCCATTGGCAATAGTCACGTTCGTGACAACCACGTTGCCATTCAAACCAGTGTTATTGATGACCTGTATTTCAGGATCTGATGTGGTAACTGGACCACTGATGACACCAGCTACGTTACCCACTGCATAAGTGACATAAGCACTGGTAGCAGGGCTACCATTTTGCTTGAGATTAGCACTAAGCAGAACGGCCTTGTCCATGGTGATGCTCATTTCACCAGGTGACAATTCTTGGGGCAACTTGTTGACCAGCTTGCAAACCTGTGCACCATAAGCACTGCCAGTTGTAGTCAATGCACTGTTCTGTGCGATGCAAGTGAAGATATCACCAGCAACTGCATCTTTAGGGCCACCAAGTGCTGCCCAATCAGTAGTACCTACGGTTTTGACCACATAGGCGTTGCCATTAGTCAAAGCCTCATCTTGGATGGTATTAGTTGTATCAGCAACTAAAAACTTGCTGCGGCCACGAGCACGTAGCAAGCTGCCGTTAGCTTGTGTGCCATTCTGTACCACATTGACTTGAGCTTGGATCTGGCTACCAGTGATGGTTGCGAGACCACCTGTGCCACCGATTACGTTTAGCGCATCAGCATACAGGTTCACTGTTGCTGATTTCTGAATCTTAAATTTTGCCATTTTATTCTCCTGTTGCGACGTTCTAGGTCATCGGCTGGCTGACCGAAGTCTATCAACGACTATCTATTTATCAGTTTATCTGGCTATATGCATTAATGCGAGTGACCCAATGCCAGTTTACCAGGTTTACTACCAAGGTACTGCGTGTCTTTGCATAAAGCACGTCGATATTCCATAATTTGATCTCTATGGGACCAGATGCACCAGCTTTCACTTGCAGGGGGCTAACCAGGCTATCCTGGCCGCTTATCTGCAAGAAATTCTTATCGCCACCAGAGAATCCGGAATTAACCACCCTGTATTTGTTGCTGCCAGCATCATTGATGGTTACTAGACCGCTATAATTCTCATTGGTGGTGATCTCGGTGAATTGCATCCATATGGTGGCACTGTAAAAATCAAATGGATCGGTTATGGTCAGCACAGTATGTGCGGTATATGCTGCTTCACCTGAGGGGAACTCCACTGCTGTGGTATATGGCACAGTATTGATTCCATTGACAACACTAGCAGCAACTGGAGCATCTATCCACTGAGCGATGGTACCGTTGGTACCTAATACTTTGTTGGCTTTGTTAGTCTGATCAGGCAATACTGCTGGTGTCAACCAGGCTAATTTGTTGTTGTTGCCCAGGCCCAATACAGCACCTGGTGATCCGCCACCCACGCTTATGGTGTTAGCTAGACCCAGATCCACATTGCCTCTCACTGTGAGCAGTTGCATGTTAGGCAAAGCCGTGATGAGATATTGGACAGGGTCAGTGACAAACCTGGCTTGTATGGCCTGTTGGCTATAGATGCTGCTGTTGGCGCTACCGTTGATATTACCTGAGATGGTGCTAGTTACAGCTAGCCCAGTGAGTGTACCCAGGCTGGTGATGTTTGGTTGTGCTGGGGTCAGGATGTTTCCTGATATTGCTTGTGTCTGTAGTGTACCTGTGACCAACGTACCCACAGTGGCAGTACCAGTTACAGTGATGCTGCTCAGGTTACCTAAACTGGTTATGTTAGGTTGTGGTCCTGGCCCCAATACGCCGTTAAGGATAGCAGCAGTGACATTGCCTGCCGTGATAGCACCTGTGACATCCAATGATGTCAATGTGCCCAGGCTGTTTATGTAAGGCTGGTTATTGGTAAGGATCAGTCCATTGATGCCTTTGCTGGCACTAAGCACATTAGCACCAAAATTATTATTGACTTGGAAATTATCAGCCACTAGACTGGTAAAGCTGCCAGGATAACGCAATCCACTTTGGTTAATAGGACCAGTGATATTACCAAAAAAGTCCTGTGCTGTGACTCTGACAGCTGTGACTTGTGTAAAGGCAGCTACATTTGGCACACGATTACCTATGACGCCATTGAAATAACCTGATATGTCAGGTGATTTTATGCTTGTGGCAGTGACACTGGTAAATGCACCAGTATTAGGGGCAGTTAGTCCTATGGGACCAGTATAATTTCCACTGGTGCTGTTATTAGCAATGACATTACCTATCTGAGCTTTGTTATAGATGAAGCTGTCTGTTACGATCAGATTCTTGATCACTGCATTCACAGCACTGAGATTGATCACTGACAAGTTTGCTATCACTGCACTGTTAGCAGTCATGGCATCAGTAACCAGATTGGTATTGGTGCTATTCTGGCCAACTATCACGAATCCCGGCTTGCCATTAGCACCGCCGTTACTAGTCCAGACGTACAATGTTTGCTTAGTTTTACTAAACCAAAGTTGCCCCACTAAAGGATTTTGGGGTGGGATCGTGTTGGCATAATTTTCCAGCTGACGTATGCTGTTTCCAGCAAAAACAGTGGCATAATCAGCATAACCTTTGCCTACCAGCGTGGTACTGTAGGTTGTGTTCAATGTACCGTCAGTTACTGTTACTAATGGTGTTCCGTCAGTGAGATTAACGCTATAGGTCATGTTCTTGCCTCAGAGTATTTATCGGCTGTTAGCCCACGAGCCTGATGCTAAATCCACTGTTGCTGTCATTTATATGAGCATTGCTACTGGCACTGATCATGAATTGCAATACATCGCCAGCAAAACAGTTGAGGAATCCCCTGATGCTCAGTTGTTGTTGGGTGCTTGTGGAATGTTTGTTCTCTGCGATGAGACCAGTATAATCCTGGTTCTGCCACCACATTACCCGGTGTCGATCATAACCTGTGGCGCCGCCCAGTGTCTGGACATATCCATGCACCTCATATGTGCCGTCCACAGGGCATTGGAACACCCCGCCACCAGGAGTGCTGAGCCAATATCCACCATTATTCACAGGCACATAGACTGCATCATATGTGCTGGGCACATCGATTCCTGATCCTGAAAAATATCCGGTACCAAATGTGTTCACACGATAATTGGCACACACACAAGCATTGTATGGAAAATTGATCTGGCCCTGGTAATTGGTTTTAAGCACCGTGGTGCCCTGTACTTGCAGATCAAATTCCTTGGCTTCGGCACGTAGTTGCCCAGGATTGCTCAAGATAGGACCGATCACTGTGAAAGCGTTATTGTAGTATACGCTCAACTGTAGATTGTTGGTATCCCACCATAGATCGCCATTGTTTACCAGCAAAGGTTTATTGTCTGATTGGATCATGCCAGTGAGCGATTGCCAATAAGCCTGCGTGGGTGTTACCCTGTAAACTTTTATGTTCTGGCTGTTGAGATCATACCATAGCTGCCCTTGTACAGGATAGTTAGGAGCACTGGTATGTGCGAAATTTTCCAACAGGTATACCAGGTTCTGATCGAATATCTCACCATAAGCTGGATAATTCTTTCCCACTAATACCAGGCTGGTGCTTTTCTCATCTAGTGTGCCGTCAGCTATGTTCACGAGTGGATCTGTGTTGCTACGTTTGATATAATAGGTCATGCTGAAACACCCAAGTTGGTCAAGCTCTGGATCCTGATGGTATAATCCACTTGTATCTGCCTGTTGAGGCTCTTCTGTATGGGATGGAATATCACATGTGTTAATAGCATACCTGGATTGGCTGTGATGCCGTAATCATCAGTGGTGGTGCCAGCATAGCTTTTTATGCCCATCTCATCAAAAACATAAGTGTCATTTACCAGATAACTGTTGTCGAAAGCCAACTGATCACTGGGCTCACCGTAATCCAACACACAACTGATGAACAGATCAGTGTACACTTGCCCAGGAGTATGTCTCACCTGTATGTTGTTGCGTGTGGCATCAGTATTACTGCTCTGGTATTGGTTAACGATCTTTTTATAAGTCTGGTTATACAAGCTGCTGTTGCTGCCTTTGGTGTTGGTGGGCAGATATGTTATCACGCCAGTGTTGTCTATACTGGTACCACCATTTCCAAATACCATCTCACTGACAAAACCTTGCCCGCCATTCACGAGGCTTTGGGCAATGGCCAGACTGAAGTTTTCATAATGTATGGCATTGTGATCGTGATAAAAAATGGTGCCATCTGTGGGACTCCAGATCTTAACGTCGCCGGTTATTTGCAGTGGCAAGTGGTTCATGCGCGGGTTTCCAGTAATATTTGTCCTGATTCACCATCAGTTATCTTGAGGAACCCTTGTAACAGGATGCCACTGGATTCTTCTGGCAGATCTTCAACAACATTCTGTTGTTGTGGTGTATTATTTATCTGTGATTCCTGCTGCGAATCCATTATGCGCTCCTGATATATCTGGCTTGTATACTGTCCGATTCATGCAGTGTCTGACCAGGTTTGATCCATAGATGACCTTGTCTCAATTTCTGCCCATTGGCTACAGTGACCAACTGTCCGGCCTTGTTAGTTATCACCACATCTATCAGCTGTGTAAAGATGCTGAAACCTGGTGTGCCAGTCAATGTGATTCCTGTGGCATCATTACCCGTATCAGCAGCAATCACGCCAGTGAAGGCAGTGAGTGCATTTATGGATGTGACTATCCTTGATCTATTAGTGGCAGTATTTGTTGTCAACAACAGGTTGACTATGGTGCCATTTATCAAGATCTGGGTGCTGGTACTGGCCGAGGGTGCAGTCATGGCACTACCAGGCACAACGGTAATTGCACTGAGTGGACTGGTACCTTGCTGGAGACCAGTATATCCCAGATCAGCACCGTTGCTGTCAGTAAATCCACCACTTATATCCACAACTATATCCTGGCCTATCAGATCACTCAGTTTGATGCCAGTGGTATCACTGCCACTGTCTATGGCTGTGACCCCGGTGATGCTGCTGACAGCATTTATGGCATTGGTTATCTTGCTGCGATTAGCTGTGATATTGGTTGTGAGATAGCCTATGCTTATGTCCTGCCCATCTATCCTGATGCTGCCAGTTATCTCAGTACGCGGTGCAAGCATGCTGGTTCCAGCAACAACATTCACAGCAGCAAATGATCCCAATGTCAATCCCAACCATGTGGCATCTATGCCTTCAGTCAATAATTCTGTCTCTGTGCTCTGTGGTATGTTCATCATGTCGCTGGCATCTTGAAGTATGCTGAAAGTGTCATGCCTATCTGCTGCTCCAGTTCCAGCCGTGCCCCTTCTGAGTAATCCCAAGCGGCTGTTGGCCAGATCCTTGACTCCATATGTTATGCGTTCACCGTTGACAAACACCACACCAGGTTTGTTCACACTGGGATCACTGTCTGCCAACCTGCTGAGATCTGCCACATATATCCACTCATCCGCCTGATACAGATCTTGTGTGAGATAGGTCATATGGTCCTGTTTGATCACCTGGTATGTGGTGGTATCAGTGAGATCCTTGAATATCCTGAACTTGCTCCAACGGTTGCGGTTGGCACTGCCGAATGCTCTAACCACGATGATGTCAGCATCAGCAATATATTGATCGAATATGATCCTGTTCTTGCCTATCAGGCGATAATCCAGATATGGCATCTGTAACATGCCGTTGATGGTTATCATCACTGCACCTGGATCTTCTATATCCACAGGCAACACGAATGGCAAGTCGGTCCTGATCTGGGATAACTCGTTATCGAAAGGACTGTCATCCAGGATATCGCCATCGAACCCTGCGTTAACATTGACATATGTGCCCATGTTATTTCCAGTGTACACCCAGGTCTTGAGATCTATCATGTCGTGGTTTGTCAGTGTTAACACATGCACACGATCAGTGTCATGTAATCCCAAGCTGGGATCGATAGTCACTGAGTTGGTGCTGTGTATGCGATAATCGCTGTAACTGCTGTCACTGATTATGATCTGGCTACCTGGTAACGGAGTCACATTGAATTGTATCTGGGGCCATTGGCCTGCCACACGTACTACCTGATATTCTATGCGATTCTTCATGGTAATACCATCTACTACCACGACAATGTCGCTGTCCCGTATCAGATTGAGATTGGAAACATATCTAAGCTGGCTGAGACTGAATTTGCTGGTCATGCCATTGGCAGTATAATAAGCCTGGCTGCTGGGTGTCAGATAGGTGTTGTTTACTCTCACGATGGTATGTACTATGGCTGGTTCTTCCTGCAATACCGGATCAGCCAATACCAGGTTGTAATTGACTGGAGCGCCTGCTGATGTGGAATAAGTGTATTCGTTTATACGAGCATAGCTACGCAGTCCGTTATCATAACCATAGCTGTGCAATGATATCTCATCATTCAGCTTGGGCTTATGTGCCAATGTGACCAACACACCATTATCAGTCTTACTCAGGGTAAAGTCAGTATAATGATCTTGTTGTATGCGCACATACACCTGTTTGCAATCGACCAGGCTGACATCTGGCAGCAGGAATGTCCTGGTGACGCCGTCACTGATATATCTGGCATTGCTGCTCTGTGCAAATCCCGTGCTACCCCAGATATTGATCTGCAGAGTAAGGCCAGCAACTGCTGGATTAGTCAATATGACATTCTTTCCTGACAGATCCAATGTGTAATCCAGATCCAGGTCAAGTGGTCCATATTTTTCCACCGCCACCCAGACAAACTCGCTGCCTGCCTGAGGCAGTGAAACATCGCTCCAACTGTAAACTTGTTGGATACCATCTGACACATACGCCACCTGGCGTATCTCAGGATTGATATAATGTGTGAGCATATCTGTGGCGCTGGTAGTCACTGTTATGTCCAGTGTATCCATCAATCTGCCTGGCAACAATTCTTCAGGTGCTGGCACATTATTGGCATCCACGAATTGGCCGCCTTCAGTGATGATATCTTCTGGCCTGATACCCAGCATCTGGTCTGTGAATTGGCTGGTATAGATGGTATCTATGGCTTGTGGACCACGTATGATATCCAATCCCAGTTCATCACGATATACAGGATCATATGGAGCCTGATCATAAGCTGGCTGGTCATATCCGCTTGCCTGATCGAATCCTGGTCCTATCACTTGCACACCAGCATGCTTGATACCGGCCATCAGTTGGCTGAGATCACGACCAGCTTTGCCTGGACCAGTCTGGTAATAACTCCAGATACGGTCAGCAGCATTGTCCAACCAATTGCCTGCATAAGGTCTCAATTTAGCAGCATCGAAATCGTTGCCACTGACAAAACTTTCAGTAACCACATAGGCCACTGGTCCAGTATGATCCCACAGGCTGTCACGATAGATCACCACATCTTCCTTGTTGTAACTGGTGTCAGGTGTCCATATCCTTATTATCATCAGTCTGAAGTTCAGCATGTTGAACCGGTTGTTGCTGACATGGTCCACCACACACCTGAATGCTGGATCGATGTAACTCACCACCTGATCCAATTTGTAACTGGTATCAGGTTTCCAATCTTGTACCTGATTGCTGTAGGTATATCTGTCGAATTTCAGCTGGGTCTTGATGTTCCTGGCCAGGCCCAATCCCAGGTGTACCGCAGCAACAGCAGGCGTGTCATTTATGCCAGTGATGGTCACTGATGCTTGTGTATATCCTTTACCAGGATCGGTCACTGTGATCTTAGTGATCACACCGTTAACCACGGTTGCTTTGGCCTTGGCACCAGTACCATTGCCATATATCTTGACGCTCACTGTGCTGGCAATATATCCTGTTCCAGTGTGTATCATACGAACACGCTCTGCACCATAAGCATGGTTATTGAGCCAAGGTGCATACACTGTACGGGCCAATGCTACCTGATCTATCTGGTTGTTAAGTTGTGGACTACGATACCTGCTGGCATCTATATTGTAATAAGGCTGCAGATCAAAATCCGTTATGTCCAGTTGAGCCACGTCTGGATTTTGCATGTTGTCGTATCTGGCCACATATTTTTTCAGATACACATGGAAAGGTTTGATCTCCTGGAAGAACTCGCTTATGCTGTTTTGTATATCTGGCAGGAACACTGGAAGTTGGTCCAGTTTTCTCACTCTCTGATACATGTCCACCAGGCTGGTTTTCATGACCCAATCTGCATCCAGGGTCTGGCTCAGTTGCAGGTTCATCAGGCTACGCATGATGGATTTGAGATCAGTACGGAATTCCTGGGTCATCAGATGTTCTATCACAGCTTGGAATATCACGCTTACTTCTTTATTGCAATCTTTGCCATAACTGGTGCTGTCCAAACTGCTGCCGTCCAGGCCCAGACCATTCTGGCTGTTATCCCATAGGTTGTCGCTGAATGACACAGTGGCACCTTGTTGAGCCAACAATGTCAGACCGTTGCCAGTTACCAGGCACATCTTCCAACCACCAGCATCACTATTACGGATGTATATGACATCCCCTAATGCCAATGGTAGGTTGTTGATCTCACCTTCATTATCGATGTTGTAATTGGTCTTGGTATCCTGTGTATATTCAGGACTATACCAATCAGTACTGGTCCAATACTTCCTGACATCATAGGTCTGTACTCTCACCAGGTACCAATAAAATTTATTCTGTGGATCTTTTCTCAGTTCCCTGATGCTCCATCCACCAGACACATCTGAATCTTGGCTTACAAGTACCTTGGCACCCAAGGTGTATAATCTCTGATCCAGGTAACCCAATTCTGTCAGATCCTGGACGCTTGTGACATAATGGCTGCTGTCTGGCACTGGATCATGGCGACCCAGAGCAGCCAAGAAGCTGGGCCTGATCAACGTGATGCAGACATTCTTACAGAATTCATTCAGTTGTAAGAAATAACTCTGGCGTGCCTGGTATAGATCACCAAACACTGTCTGCCTGGGTCTCACACTGGTGCCGTATCGTTGTTTTTCCGGCAATCTGGTGTCAGGCACAGGCCTGTCCTGATCGTCTTGCCCAGATAGGCTGTGGCGTATCTTGTCATAGATTTCTTGGTTAGTTCCCAGATCGCTGCCATCGTCGAACACCGCCCATTCACTGTGAGTGACACTTGTATCTGACTCACTTGTGCGTAATATCAGGCTGGTGTCTGAACCTATCAGGCCCTGGCAATTATATAATCCCAACAAGTTTGTGTCAAGCACACTGATATACGCCTGATCCTGCTGTCTGGGACTGGCTAATATCTGTTCCATCTCTATGGTGCTGACGTCGTTGAGATTGCTATTTCTCACCCAGAAATAATAACGCACCTGTGCTGCACCAGTGATATTGTCCACGATGGTGCGGGTACTGTACACATCTGTCTGTACATACAAGGGCTTGGTTTTACCATTGGCTGTGGAAAATTCCAGTGGCGGAACATCAGATTCTATCCACTGATAGATGCTGATGCTGCTGTTGGGGAAAGCATTGTTCCAGGTATTCAGTTTGAAGATGATGTCACCCTGATCCTGATCCATCAATTTGATGTTATTGGTATCCCACCAAGTTTGTCCCACTTGTTGGTATCCCCAACTGCTTCTTTGATCTGTATTAAAAGTCAGTCTGTTGGGCGCATTGGTATAAACTGCTGGATCGGTATTACTGATGTAATTTAGTTTGCTGGCCACTGTGGGAGCAAATTTGCTATGCAAAGGATCCAGCACTATCAGATCTTGCATCTTGGTACGGGTATTACGATCATAAAGATAAGCATGCGTGATACGGCTGCTGTCATATTCTGCACCTTTGCGTCGCAATGTCTTCCATACACGTTCAGCAACGGGATTCTTGTAGATGTATAATGTGCCCTGTGGTTGGTCGTTGACATTGCCACTGGGGCTGCCGATGGCTAACCAATTTTCACTGATAGCTACACCTGTGCCAAATTTGCTCTGTGTGGACAGATCTTTATGGCTCAATGTGCTTGCGTACACATATTTGTCTGGTCTGTCAGTGTCGCCAGGTCCCTGCAATTCATATAGATAGGCTGTGCCACTACGATAGGTCTTGTCTTTGAGGTCCACTAATGTGCGATTATCGAATGTCAATGCACCATTATCGAATGTTGTTATCTTATAGTTGTCACTTACGCTAGTTCCCACCAGCAGCAGTTGCCCATCAGGACTCAATGTTATCCTTTCTCCGAATTTTTCTGTGTCCTGGGTCAACGGGCTCAGTATAAGCTGGCTATGGTTCCAGGAACTCATGCCCAACAGAGACAACACATCTGTCAATCCATTACGTAGGCGCATGATAGCTGGAGGTGCTGCTATTATTTGTATCTTGCTGGATACCAGAGCAGCAGATATTCCCAGTATACCAGCATTGTTTATGGTATCCAGGATATCCTGTGTGCTGCCAGTGGCAAATCTCAACAGATGATCATTTATATACAAACAACTGTTGGCTGGTATCACCGGTAATACCACATTGCTGGTCACCTGATTGTACTTGAGATGTGTATCCAGGTAACGGAAGATAGCGCCATTCCTGTTGTTGGTATAGCGATATCCAGGAGCACCCACCACCAATTCAGCACCGGTCTGGTCTAATTTTACTTCTTGACCGAATTCCAAGGAATCATTCACCAGAGCAGGCAATACGTTTGCTGTACTGATCAGCCTGGAGTATTCAACACTTATCTGAGCACCAGCATCCACAGGTTGTGACAGTACCACTATCTGGTAACTGATGTTGCAACTGTTGAAATTATAGGGATTGGGATCAGTGTACAACACCACATTGCTGATGTCACGATCAGTACACAATTTCAAGGTGTCCTTGTCCACATATTGCACATAGTATGCAGTGTTGTTGACAAAATTTGCAGGCACTGGACCACTGATCTGTACTTGATCCTGATCTGCCATGCCATGATCCAATACGGTCAATACTGCTTGCCCGTCGATCTCTATGATCCTCTGTATGACTAAACTTTGCCTGCCCAGCATATAATCTGTTCTTATCTGCTGATCCACTGTTATAACAGGATCCATGTAATAGGGTTCGCCAGTGGATATGGTATTAGTATTGTTTTGGCCCAGGACATCTATGTGGAATTTGGTCTGTGATGCAGTAGCTTTTACTATTCTGACCTCACGTTCCAGTATCTCTACTGTTCCATAGCCACCATAACTCTTGTGTCCCACAGCTATACGCCTACCTGTGGCATCTGTGCTGATGCTCGATCCCCAATCACTACTGTTGGTACCCTCGTATGCTCCCACCAGTTTATAGTAATCTCTATAATGGATGGTTATCACACTGTCAAGATCTGGAGCTACTGTGAAAAAGATGTTGTCTGGATTGGGACTTAGTGTATAATCCAGGTTGGGTATCTGCACTACCTGATCTATCATCACAGTAACATCATTGGCTTGCAACAGTTTTGTCTGTGCAGCACTGGGGAAAGCATATTCCTGGCTGGTGCTATCACCTGTATAACTGACGCTACCAGATATCACAGTGGTGTAACGGAAGCTGTAAAGCTGCCCATTGACGCTATCTGTCACATACAGCCAATTGCCATCCTTGCTGACAGTCATACCAGCCATATCACCATCAGTGAATGCATAATAGATTATCTGTTTGATGCTGATTTCACGATCCACGATTTCAGCCACGTGTACTATTCCCCGGCCAGCACAAGTGCCTGAGATGCACACCCGATCTTGATCACTGATACTGATTTCTTTACCGAAATCACTTATGGCTGCATTTGCAGGATTGAGCCTGGATGTCTGGTTCCAGTTGTTACTGGTATCCAATGTGTACAGATAAACTGCACCTGTTGAACCTCTGCCCGGACTGTTGACCACGCTGTAATTTTGTCTGCTGTTGATCACCACCCGCTCACCGTAACGGTCCACCGGGTGGGTGTATATGGGACTGATCATCTTGTCGAATTGCCAGCTGTCTGTGTTCTGTAACACGCTGTAATCTTTAGGATCATGATCGATGTAAACTATGTCTCCATTCTTCCAACCACGGGCTGGTTGGAAATCTCCGAAACTAAATTTATCGGTGAATCTGACATTTACCAGTTTATACACCAGTGAACGGATGGTCTGTGTTCCTATGCTGATGTTGTTCTTGACGTTTACTGTGAAGTATGCCCCTGCCACTGCTTTAATGGTGTAGAATCCTGCCAGATCCACCTGGTTATTGGTGTTATTCAACACAGTACTGTGCAACATGATCACATCTAATACCTGGAATCCATGGGCAATATCTGTGGTGAATGTCAGTTCGTTAGGTGCAGTCTGGGAACAGTTTGTCACATAGATGCGATCAGTGAGAGTGACACGATAGGTGGCCCATTGACCAGCATTGTCGTTAGCCACCCATACCAGGCTTCCTTCACCCAATAAGCTGTTGATACTGTCTATCTGATCTATCTTCTGTATGTTGAATACTGTGGCGCTGACTTCACTGCTACGCACCGGCCCTGTATCACCTAATATCTGTGGTTTGGCAACACCTGCAAATATATTCTTGTCATATTCATATGGACATTGTATCAGATCAGTTTGACGATAATTGTTGGCTCCTGGCAGATCTTGATCAGTGGCATCTTGGAAAGCCAGAGCATACTGGTTATTGATGCTGCTGATTCCTGCCAGATCCAGTTCGAACAGTTGTTGTTGTTGTGTATTACCGAATCTGTCCAGGCGTACTGCAAACAATTCCTGGATCTCTATACTAGTATCCAGGCTCTCATTCTGTGCGCGGATGAATGCCTGCACCACTGCCTGGCTGCCTTTCTGTTTCAGCATGCCCAGATAGAATTTGTGTTGGCTGACCACATCCAATCCCAGAGCATTGAGATATCTTCTCTTGCTGAAACCAGTGGCATGCCTGCCATACATGTCTGCCAATGCGTTGACATTCTGCTTGTCCACGTCATAGAATCCCAGGAATTGGCTGGCATCGTATGCTGGATTGGGTATCAACTGATGTTGCAGCAGGTCACCTGAAATCTCATACCATAGACCGTGGTTGAATTTACCAGCACCAGGTGTGAAGTTCTTGGCAGTGTAATAATGGTTCTTGTGGAAGGTCACGTCGCCGCGATAATAATCAGTGTAACTTTGCCAATTTTCCACAGGCCTGACATTTATCAGATATCCTGGTGCATAAAGGCTGCCGTTCCAATCCTGTGTCTTATTGCCTTGTATCTTGATCCTGCTCTGGCGATTGCCCATGACAGGATCAAATATCACATCATTGAAAACTGTGCGGTTGTCCAGCACCAAAGCATGTTCATATTGTACCACGCTCAGGTCCAACAGGTGTATGCCTTTGTTCTGGGATCTGGTCTGGATATGGAAATCGTTGCCATCACGGTATATGCGATAGTCGCTGCTCTTGAGCGTCCTGCCATCGCTGTCTACCAGCCTGGTATAATCGCTGCGATTGCTCAGTGTTTCCACAGCACCATAATCGCTGTGGAATTTCAAGGATACACCAGCAGGTGTCACACTGATCACCACGTCCTGACCCCAGTGCTGTTGGTTCCAGAACAGGAACTCTTTCACAGCTAGTGTCCAATTACTCACAGTCTGTTGATCGTCTAATATATCATCGAATTGGAATCCCTGTTGTGCAAGATAATGTCCATACCCCATGAGGAAGTTCACAACAGCCTGTTTGTTGGCCAATATCTGTCCATAAGGCATGCTGATGACGTTTGTGCTGAATTTTTCGTAGATCAGTATGCTGTCTGTTCCCACAGTCAGGGTGTAGGAATTATTAGTATCCAACACAGGAGTCAGCAGGAAGTAGGGCTTAACGGTATCGAATCCGTATATCTTATAAGTGTCTCCTATCCGTACTATGGTCACTGCGCTGTAGATGGCACGGGCAATCACACTGCTCTTGCTGAAAACCACATGATAATTTTCATTAGGGATCATTATGCTGTTGTTGGTGGTCTGTGGGCTGACCTGATCTGCCAACAATATCAGCTGCTGTTTGTCTGTATAACCAGCCAGTTTGTACACCAGATTGATCTGGCTGTTTTCCACGAAATCATACCAGGTGTGTTGCAGTTGCTGGTTGCGTGACAGAATGAAATCTCTGACCCACACGTTAGTTCCAGCATGGAAATCTGTGCTGTCACTCAGCTTGTGATTCCATTCACGTGTATTGGTCTGTTTATCCACTAATTGTCCGGTCAACACATCACGGATCTGGTCTCTGGTATTGAACCTGAGGCTGGCATATTCGGCAGGGCGAGCTAATGCACAAGCTATCTGTATGGCAAAAGGATAATAGCTGCTGCGCCTCCAGGAATTCTCAGCAGGTGCCCAGTCGCCCACTTTCCAATCATTAGTGGTACTGAAATCCTGATAATTCTTTACCAGGAAACTGTCAGGGCTTAACAAGTTGCCATGTGAATCCACAGGGATTATCTGGCTAAGTCCTGGCCTGCTGTATCTGACATCTAACCTGGCCTGGCCAGGATTGCTGCCCCTGATGAATCCCATCTCCAGATCCATCCACATTGTCATGTTGGCATTGGTATATGGAGCTGAGCCATAAGCTGCTGTCCACCAATCAGGCATGTCGGCAAAGCCCAACATCTGCCAGGGCTTGTGGTGTGGTTGATCAGTATCATAGAAATATTGATAGATGCCACGCCAATGCCCTGGCACCTGCTCACTGTATATGACATCACGGCCACTATTATAATTAATGGTGAAGGCATCATAACCTGTGCCAGTGTTTTCAAAGATGTCGATGGCAAACTGCCCGCTCCATTCCAACAGGCTCTGACCGATGAATTTGTTCCATTCGGTCATGGTATAATCAGTCTTACGGAAAGCGCCAGGCTTCATGCTATTGATGCCAGTGTTCTCATCATCCCTGTAAAATGTCTGGCAATTATTGTATACCCTACGCTCATATTCCATGAGGATGTTATCGCGATAATCACCATATGCTGGAGTGATGCTGCCATCATGTCCTATGATCACCTGGATGGGTGTGGTATAGGTGTTGTCAGTTTCTATCACAGGCATGCTCAGCGGATACAATCCCAGCTTGCTGGGTGTGGCAGGTATCACATTCGCCTGTGTTGATGCATATTCCAGGATGGTTATGGTATCATTGAGGAATATGGCCAGGTCATTGCTGAGTGTCAATGTGTAACCCTGTACTGTATAATCTTTGCCACGCAGCAACAATATGTTATTGCGATAGGCCAGTATGGATGTGTAATTGCTTTCCTGTAGATCATAATTCTGGTTAAGATTATATGACCTGTATCCCAAGTTGATCACAGGATACTGGTTGGAGTAATCAGGCAGTCCATGGGCTGCCATGTCAGTGTGATAATAAGGATCGGTAGGTTTAGCATCCTGCGATAATGTGGCTAATACCAGATCCAAACACTGCCTGATATTGGAGGTATCAGCAAAATTGGTATTATTGATCTGATCATGTAGATTGATCATGAACTGGCCATATGCTGTCATGTTTTGCCGTATGGCACTGATAATATTGCAATCCGGATTGAGGCTTAATGTGGTATGTGCCCACATTCCAGCACTATGTTGCAATAGTTTACCAGGAACACCAGTGAGATCGATGTCACGGCTATTGTTTATACCAGATGCTTCGCCTGAAAACTCCATGCTATTGCTGGATATTTCTATCAGATGGTTTCTCATCTGTCCCAATGTGACATCTGTTATCAGTTCGTTCTTATTGTTCACACCCAGATTAACTGGTATCTCATAAGTGGCATAAGTGTCTCCAGCTATGCCTGCGATCATCACTGTCAAACGATCACCTACTGATAAGTCTTGATGCAGGTGTAGGGTGACATATTTGTCTTGTACGATTATGTCATAACTGTTTTTATCCATGAGGCGGGCATTGACCCGTATCTTGGCATCTATCAATCGTCCACTCTCTTCATAAGTGGTCTTGAATATGAAGTCATTCACACGAACAATGTTAACATCTACGCTGTATACTACTTTTTGTCTGCTGCGTTCCCTGACCCGATCCCAGCCTGTGAGATACTTTATTCTGCTGTCAGGATCGATGCTGGCAGCATATCCTGTGCGGATGTGTCGTTGTGTGTTCTTGCTGTCTTGGGTGTAGTTGAACACATCTGTGTGGTAATAATTGGTGAAAACTATGTCACCTATGTTACCGATGTTCTGATATTTTAATGGTATTCCCAACACCTTATCTGATGTGCCAGTTGCATCAGCATAGCCAAACAAGCGGCTGCCTTTGAAATTGGTGCCCAGATATTTCTGGTTGTGCCCAAAGCTGTCAGTCTGCTTGTCAACTATCTCGAACAACGGGGGCTGTGGTATTCCCAACTTCTGTTGGCTGCGTTGCCATTCTCCCTGGTGATAGTGATACACCACGCCTTGGTTCTCGATGCCACTGTCAACTACAACTACATCACCTTCTGTAGCAGTGCCCACAGGTGTGAGTGTTATCTGGCTGGCTTCATTAGTGAATGTGTAACTGGTACCAGCTGGCACATCAGTGGTGACACTGTTGCTCAGGTATATCTGGTTGCGATCGTGATCGATCACGACCACAGTACATCCTGGTACTAGCCCTGGTCCTGTGACCAGATCACCCACACGTATGGTACTAACATTTCCAAGTTGTAGCACACGGGTATCAGCAGGTATGAAGCTCAATGCCTGGAAGTTGCTGTTACGGAAGCTCTGCGCCAGCACATTTTTAACTTGATAGATGGTTTTTCTTATTTCTGGTCTAGTATCTGTGGCAAATATGATCTTGATGCCATCCACTAATAGTATGCCATCACAGTTGTATTGACCGAAATAAACCTGTTCTGCAGCCAACACATCACCAGTGAGTTCTTTGCTCAAGGTGATCTGTTTATTCTGTACATCTACCTTGGTAACCCTGGTGTCTGTATGGATGTTTACCCCAGTGATCAATTGGTTTACAGCCACACCTGATATATCACCTAATGTTAAAACATTAGTGCCAACAGCAGCATCCAGTATGGTCTGGTGGAAGAAGAATTCGCTCTGTAAGCTGAGGTTGTTCAGTCCCAGTACCTGATTGAAAGCATCAGTCGTGGTCTGATCGTAGATGTTTACAGTGGTCAGGAACTTCTGTCCATGATCAAATAACTGGATGTCTGGAACAAATTCCACTATGGGACGCTGTGCTTGGAAATTGGGGTTCAACACCAGTTGCTTTCCGGTTATGGAAGCCACATAATCCAATATGCTGCGATGGAACCAACGATTATTACGGCTCCAGGCATTGCGATCCCTGCTGCCACGGCTGATGGTGATGTAGTCTGGAATCACAGGATTATTCTGGCTGCTGTCGTATCCACTGGTGTCATAAGGATCAAAATCATATTCACCACCCAGATAATAATTGAATAATTCAGGTGTGACAAATTCCTTCCATGGCATCAGTCGGCAACCATGACTGAGATTTTCCACCACATATACCTGTCCATTATATTCAGGAGGATTGACGTTTCCACCAAAGGTCACTTTCAATCCATTACTGAATCGGATTCCATTGGGACTGGTATATTCTGTGGAACCCAGGATGTCACTGATGTTAAGCACACTGTTGGGATCTGGATCCAGCAACCTGATCTCACCCACGAAATCAGGATTGCTGCTGTCTTGGTAATACAGCTTGTCCATGAGTGCAGTAAGAGTGGGAAATTTCTGTAGTGTGTCAAGCAGATCCCGGTATACCCATATGTGTCCATAGGTGTTGCCTTCTGTGACAAACACACGCCGGTTCCTGTCCAGGTCGCTGACATAAACCAATTGGATGATGTTGTTGGTGTCCACGCTGACTTGCCACACACCCAGTTGTTGTTCCAGCGGTATATGAGCAGGCCAACCTGCTGTATTATTGATTATGATATTCCTGCTACCAGTGGTGTTTAACCTGGTGCCATCAAGATCTTTATTTTTCAGAAAATTAGCAAATAAATTGCCTTGCAATTCATTATAAGGCAGATCGGTTATCACATCCACTGTGACGGTAGAAATGGGCATGTTATATAATCTATCTTGTGCATCTCTCAGAGGCACACCAAAGCTGATCACACCGTTGTCAGTGCCATTATTGACCACACCCAGTATCTGCCTGCTATCGATATTGTGTTGATATTGTGTATGCCCTGACAGTCCAGGTTCTGTCTGTATCCAGAACTTATATCCAGGTTGATCCACATGGAAATTATAAATGCGGCCACGCACTAGATATAATACAGGGTTCACGTTTTCCACTTCAGCAAAAACATAACCTGTTTGTGTCTGCTGCGGGCTGGTCTTCCTGCTGATGTGGTAATCACTCACAGCATCGTCTGTGACGTTGGCGTTCACTTCCACTGCGGCAGGTCCTGATGGAACCCAATAATATTGGCGATAGTTCACCAATTTGTCCAGTTCTGTGAAACTGTTGTAATTGTAATATTCCTGTCCGAACAACCTGGCGTGATCATTGATCACGCTGCCATCATTGCCGCATTGATTCAGCATATCCACATAGTTGTAGACATTACCATCCACTATCAGGTCGCTGTTGTTCTGTTTGTTGCGCACTCGCAATCCAGGTTCCAGCTGATAGAATTGGCTGTAAGAATCAGACTCAGTGATGTAGCTGTCATTGACCCGGAAATTATTACTCAGATCTTTCTGTCCCACATAACCATAGATGGGTTTTAATGAAGGTTCCTGTATCAACTGATCCACAGTGGCATTGAGGAATTTTTCATTCGTATTTGTCTGGAAAATATTTGGTAAGAACTTTTTAGTGCTGCGTTTTGCCATTATTTTTTACCTGATCATCTCTGGTTAGTTAAAGCTAGGCCAGCATTGTTGATGCCACTCAACACACCGGTGGTTATTTCAATATTATCCACAGTGGCAGCACTAAGGAATATCTCATTGGGTAGACATCTGATTTCATACAAGCTGCCGAAAACACTGTTGGTGTCTTGTGGTGCGATTATTATGCTGTTGAGCAAACCGGGCAATTTGCTGTGCAGATAGGCACTGAGTTCGGAAAAATAAAATGTCTCGCCGAAATCCCAGTTTTCCAGAGCAAAATAATCCTGTATGTGATCCACTATACGGCTCTTCAATTCGTTGTCACTGATGCTGGTGTTGGTGTTCTTGACAACATAGAATTTAGCTTGTAGACTTAACATAGCTCTGTTGCCAAACAATAACTTATATCTGCCAGGATTGATCACCAGTTCGTCTGATATCATCTTGTTACGGAACAACCCACCATAGCTGTTGTTCAGTGTCACACTATCCAGCTCAGCTGGACGCATCTGTGTGTTTGTCTGATCTGCCACATAATTCCTGTACTGCTCGTCATAACTCCGGGTGATGATGAACATGTCAATCAAGTTACTTGTGGCAGGATCCAATCTGCGATCATTGTTGGCATTATGTTGGTATTGGAAATTTATCAGTTGCCTTCCAGCAAAAACCAAGTATTGGCTGGTTACATCTCTGACTGCAGGAACATTGTTGGCTGATACTATCTGATAAAATTTACGGTCAGTGACAGCATAGAACAATTTACCGATAGGGAATCCGTTCCTGGCCAACTGTATCTGGTTAAACGTGCTGTAATTGCTGGCATTGATCACTTCACCAGTGTCCAATAATTGATAACGAACCAAGCTATCACTGTCAGTATAACTCTTGTAAAACACTGTGGTATTGGAGACCACTTTGCGGAATATGTCTGGATCACTAGGCAATGTATCATTTGCACGGTTAGCATATGTGACCATTATACGGCTGCTGTCACTAAATCCGTCATTTTCCCTGATGTTATCGCTTATCCTCAGGTCCACAGTTGCAGCCAATCCCATGTTGTTGGCCAACACCCTGATGTTGTCATACATCAGCTTGTTAGTGCTGCTGTCGAATACTGGTACCGGATTGATATTGAGGAAGCTGATCTGTTTCTTGCTGCCAAAAACCATTTCACATACACGATATGTCATGGTGTAACGGTTGCCGTCTGTCTGGAATAACACCATCCAGCTGCTGTCCAAATTAGTACCCAGTGTATTGATATCGTAATCGCCAGTGACGCTGACATTGTCTATGCTGATTATGGTCCAAGGATCTTTGAATCCACTAGTGAAACTGCGGTTGTATACCAGTGCAAATTCCTGATGGTTGAATATCAGGTTGATGATGGTGTTGGCAGTGATGTTCTGCATGGTGGTGGACCAGGGAGCATATACCTTGGCTACTATCGCACCAGTGGGAATATTGTCCAACAGTGTGATAGCACCTATCCTACGTCCAGCAACATAACTCACCTGCGTGCCATCTCCCACCACGTTACGGACGCCTGTCCAGAATTCCATGCGGTCGGTGGTTATGGCTGGCGTGCCAGCTATCAGCACATTGTCCTTATCGAAATAATAACCAGCAGGCGCACGTATCAACACCAGGCTGTTGGGCAACAGATATTGAGTGTTGCTGGTGCTGAATTCTGCCACTGTCTGGCTCACACCCACGTTGTTGACAAAATATCCAGTGCAACTGCTGTTGTCATTGGTAGTACGCTGCCAGAACAGGTAGGGTTGATCCAGCAATCCGCCTATGTTGGTATAAAATGATATGCTGTTGTAGTTTTCATAATAGAACTGGCGCATGCCATCGCTTGCGATGCTGTTCAGCAATAACTTGTTGTAGACATCCACCACTTCATTGCGATTGGTAAACACAAAGTCCTGTGTCTTGTTCTTCTGGTCCTTGTAGAATACGCCGTCATCTGCAAACAAGTTGGTGCTGCTGTAGTTTCCCGTGGGGTCATTGATCTCGATACCACGGCTGCTGCCGATACTGAAACGGTTGACTGCTTTGCTCTTGACTATGTCGCTGTATTGTGTGTAAGGAAAGCTGTTGTAATCTTCACCATTGACCATGCGGTCCTGGCTGTAGAATGCCTGTGGTGCTTTGTTTTTTATCTCTGCCATGGAATCTGCCCGGCTGGCATTACTGACAGTGTATTGCAGGCTGGCCAGTATGCTCAATGTTTCCACACGGTTACTCTTGCTGACATAGGGTATGGTTATCAGTATACGGCTCATGTTACTGGGGCTTATGCGGTATGTGGTTCCATTACTGACACGATAGTATAACCTATATGTACCATATGGAATGTTACCGAATGTGCCATCACTGAACACCAGATCTATCTGATCGTTCATCCTGCTATTGACACTATAGATGTTCCTGACACCTTTGGCCAGGTCGCTATAGATGGCGCTGCTGTTATACAAGCTGGGTACCTTGGTCCATAGGTCAGCAACGGTGCCATTCTGCAGATCATAGAACCAGATGTCTTCATTGTTGATGTTGTCGCTGTTTACATTGATCAGCCTATTGGGGATCTTATCCGAGATAGTCAAATCATTGTTGAGCAGGGTCCCCTGTTTGAAATACAGGAAATAACCAGTATTACTGCTGCCATAACCTTTACCATCATCCTGATGTATCAGACCGAATTGGCCACGTGTGCCAGGGTCCTGCTCAGTTATCAGATCGCTGGTAGCGATGTTGGCACCAACTATCTCGAAAGGACTGCTGTTGGTATCCAGGTTAGCAGTGAAGCTGAATACCGGTAAGATGCTATTGGGGGTAATGATGTTATATTGTTGGGTGAGTATGTTGCTGATATATTTGCTGGCATAGGGTCTGCCCACACGTCCTGATCCCTGAGTAGCATTCAATATCTGATTGAACTGGTTCTGCCAGTTCTGGTTTCCGCTGTCATCCCAGTTTACATATACATCATTTATGTTGTTGCCATTGATATCAGTCATGTTCTCAGTGGTACTGATAGCTGATATCTTTAACAACCCGCTTGCGCTCTTGTTACGATTGGGTGAATAACCCAGTTGTTTGATCAGTTTAAGCACACTGTCACTACGGGTAGCAGTATCCAGGAAATTCTCACGAGCATTGAGATCGGTGCGGAAAGCCAATGCTTGTGCATTGAAAGCAATCAGATCCAATAATGCCACAAACTCTGAACTTTCTATGAAGTCATTGAAATCCTCTGCGTAATAAGTGCGGATGTAATCCACCATTACCTTGCGCATGGTTTCGAAATCATAACTCTGGAAATTGGCATCACTGAAGGTGGTGTACAGCGTCTTCCAATCTTGCAAAGCGAATAGATTATTTTGTCTGGTGTTACTGGCCATGTATTTGCTCTTTTGATCTATTTATCGGCTATGAAATACACAGATATTATAGCAGGAATAATCGCTGAGCTTGGCTATCGAATTTTATCTGTAATGTGGTGATCTGGTCGGTATTATTGAAAGCCAGGGTGCATACCACTATCAGTCCATGACCATCAGGGCTTTCCTGCAAGGTAGCACCGCTGATCACGTTTAATCTGGGATCATTACTGATGATGTTCTGTATGTTTGTCAGTATCTCGTCCTTCAAACCTATGGTCAATGGTTCGAACAACCTGTCCCAGATAATGCATCCAAACTCGGGATTCATCAGTTTTTCACCACGACGTATGTTGAAATTATTCAACAGATCCTGGATGATCAGATCGTTATCTGCGATCCTAAAAGGTCCGAAATCCCTGTTTACTGTGCTATAACCGCGATACAATACCATGTGGTTATTTACCTACTTTCTGAACACAGGTTTACTGAACACACTGCGGCCCAACGTGACACTGCCAGTGCCTGGCAGCACATATCCACCACCGATAGGTGTTTTCCTGGTCTTGGTTTTTCCCAGGTTCTTCTGTGCCAGAGCCTGTTGGTTTATGTTATTCTGATATATCTCTCCAGACTGGCTCATGTAGGCATCAGCAGTCATCTGGGTACGCAGTGCGATGTCATTGTTTTGTATCAGTGCTGCATCAGTATCTCTCTGGCTATAAGGTTCCGTGCCCGTTTGGCTATTGATCACTGATGTCTTATTTGTACCAGTCAATTGGCTGTTGATAGCCATACGCTGTTCTACCAATCCCTGCCGTTGGAATTTTGTATTCTGTATCTGATCATTAAGAACTTGTTTCTTGTATGCATCAGTGGTCCTGACATATTCCGATGTGAGCGATGTTATCTGATCATCTAACAGGCTTATCTGCTTGTTTACCTGCTGGCGTTTCAGTTGGCTTGTGCCCTGGTTGCTGTCATATAATTGTGCTGTGCTATAAGCCACAGTGCCGCTCTGATTATTCTGTTTGGTTGTCAGGTGTTCCAGCATGTCTTTCTGGTTCCAATAAGATTTTATGTTCATGTCATCTGGTAATCTGGGAGGTGACTGTGCCAGATCTTGTATCTTTTCCTGCAACAAGCTGCTGGCTCCAGATGACAGCAGATCACTTGTGGGATTAACGAATCCCTTGTCGCCGTTTATTCCAGCGCCATTCTGCCAGGCATATTTTCGTGGCTGTACCAGATTGGTGAATTTCTCAGCGGTCATATTCAAAGCCAGCGCACAACCACGCAACTGGCTGTCCACATTGAACAACGAACCATCATTCAACAGGCTGATGAAATTACTGACCCAACACAACAGCGTCAGTGGATCTTTGAGATCAGGAACCTGTTGCGGTTCTATCCCTGTATTGTCTGCCATATATCTGCTGACCAATGCCACTTGCAGGGCATTTATATCTGTTATCCTCAAGTAATAGGCACACAGTTTTTCACTGGTATTATTACCCAGTTGTGCTGCATCAATGAACAATGTAGCCAGGGCTGCTATGCCCTGTTCGGCTCTGAGATAAACTGCATAGCCCCCATTGGTGCCTGATGCATATTTGTCATTTGCATTGTACAGCAAGTTGCCTGGATTGTTGAGGTTAATACTAAGTGTCTTGTCTGCCATATTATACCACCATTATGATTCCAGTTCCAGTTCCCAGTGTGCCGCCACCAGCGATGCCTGTGCCGCTGGGTGAAATAGTTCCCTGGTTATTGGTAGTGAGTCCAGTGATGAAACCAGGATCGTTAGTGTTGGCACCAGTGATGATACCAGTATTGGTATTAGTATTAGTATTGGTATTAGTATTAGTATTGGTATTAGTATTGGTGCTACTGCTGGATTGTTGCAATTGGTTTAAGTTTGCCATGCCACCACCAAAATTGTTCTGTGCGCTATATGAATTAGTACTAATGGGGGTACTGCCAGCTGAACCTTCGAAACCTTCATTGGGATTGAAACTATAATCAGCTGGACCACCACCGTTGTCCAGATGGTAGGGCCAGGGTTCGTGCCTGGGCATGTAGATGGGTAATTTGGCAACAGGTGCTGGTTCAGCATCTTGCTCTCCGCCACTGTTGATCAAGACCAATGCACCAACGATGACCACGACACCATGTCCATAGATGTTTATCATGTCTGCACTGTTAAGCCATACTTCACCGCCTTTGAGATGTAATCCTGCTTCTGCGGTGATCTTGGTGTTCTCATGGCTCAGGCTGGTGATCTGGTTGCTTTCGCTGCGTATGTACTGGCGGCTTTCTATATCGATGGTGTCTGCTTTGAGACGGAAGCTGCGACCCACATCTATGAACATGTCTCGCATGGCTGTGATCTTGATGTCGCGTTGGCTGTACACATACACGTCACCTTCCTTGTCTATCTCCACCCAGGCTTTGCCGTTGTGATTGATGATATAGATGAACTCCTTGTCCTCCTCATCATGCATGAGGATGGTGTGTCCAGCAGTGCTGCGCAATCTCAGCCTGCGATTTTCACCTTCTATGTTACCGTCATCCATGACGAAGGTGTGGCCACCCTTGCGCTCAGGATAATAGATCTTGAGAGTGCCATGTTTATCATCGTAGGGCTCTATCACTGGGTCTCGGTCCACAGGCATACCTGGTGTACTGATACCGAACACCCTGCTGGGGCTTTCACGGAATGCAGTGCTGGTACCAGGATTACGATGATCATCCTGATCTATACCCTGTTTCTTATAAGCCTTTTGCTGATAATCCAGAGGAGTCTGTGCCTTTGTATAGAAATTGGTGTAAGCATCAGGACTCTGCTCCTTGTCATTCCATTCTTTCACAGGATCTTTACCGCCCACGATGTCATGGCTTATGCCAGGCATCATGTGCATGCTGGGCCAGTCTGGCACACAACCTATCCAATAACCCCTGCTGGGATCACCGTTGACAAATATGCACATGACGTTCACACCCACATCAGGGCTAGCGAACCATAAACCGCTGCTCTGTGGTTCAGTTTTCCTGCTGTCGAATGGCGGTGTCACTGTGTAAAAAGGACTGAGATAATCCACAGTCTTCCAGGAAGCATCGTCCGCAGGATCGCCACCTAGTTCTGGTATGTAAACCTGGACACGACCGCTACGTTTGCGATCCACATTGGCTTTGACTGAACCGATATAGGGTCCAGGACTGATGCGAATGCCATCTGCGCTTTCATGAACGGTGTGACCTAAGGGTTTTTTACTGTCGGTAATATCTAGATTAGGCATATCTGGTTTCCATCTTTACATAGGTGAATTTTGATTGAATTGTCCAAAGTCGGGCAAGGATACCTTGCCTGTGTTACCAGCGTTACCACCTGTGGTACCTGTAGCATCAGTTATATTACTATCTCTTTTGCCAGTCTGGCTACCAGCGTTGCCACCTGTGGTTCCAGTGGCATCAGTTATATTACTATCTCTTTGCCCGGACTGCTGGGTCTTCTGCGTGGTGGTATCATCCTGGTTTGTGTTGCGTATCATGCGTAATAACTGCGTAAAGCTGCCGTTGCGGAAACTGGACTTGACACTGATGATCTTATAAACACCTTGTATGAAGCTGGCGTCACCTACGTCAAATAATCCGTCGTCCTGATAATCGGTTTTAGGAGCGCGGCTGCGGATAAAAACGAATTGATCACTACTGGTAAAATCTATTGTATCTTTCAAGTTGATATTGTTGCCGCTGACAAAGTCTGGATCTCCCACTATCTGTATCTCCAATGTGACCATGTCCACATTATGATCATACACATATTGCATGATGTCGTCCACACTCATGCGAGCGATATTATCGGTCATGGGTCCAGTGTTCTGGCGATTGGCCAACCCACGTGCAGGAATCATCTTCCTGTCCAGTTGCAAGGGATTCTTTGTTGTGCCATTGATGTCTGGTTCTTCTGGTTGTTGGCCTTCCTTGATGGGACCGATGGTGTTACTGTCCTGGGCATTATAGTTGGCATGTGATGCATTCCTGGCTGTCCAGAATGCTGTCTTGAAATCCATGTCTAGTCTCAGTATGTCCCGGTTAAGACCAGTATACAGGTAATCATAGACTCGCACACAGTCATCTATGGTGACTTTTTTAGTGGTTATGTGCGGTGGACTGATGCCTTTGACAGGATAGGTCACCACTTTATAGGTGAATACTTTCTGCCAGTCATTGCGTTTCCTGTCCCACTTAACGAACTGGGTGTCCACATTGATCTTCCACAATGTCATTTCTTTGCCGCCCACCTGGTCTTTCATGTAACTGCTATAGCCGATGATGGTGTTGATGAAATCGGTGATCTTGGTACCTGATGCCACACGGAATACGTTGTTTTTTATCTCCAGCGGCAGGAATCCTTTCTGCATCTGCTGCCAAGCTCCAGCATTCTTGGCATCTGGCACACTGAATGTCTGGAACTGTTTGCGGTTATCAGTAGATACTTTGGCGCCTGCTATCTCACCGGGCAGCTCTATAAGATAAGTGTTAGCCTGTTCCACTTTCTGTAATTTGGTTTGCATCTCTTGTTCGGCCAGGTTCAGAGTGTCTTTGAGGCTCTTGACCATTTGCGAGTTGGGACCTGACAATATGTGTTGTACGGTGGTACCTTGCAATTCCAAGCCGAACGGTATGAGATTTTCTGCTGGATTAAGTGCATAATGGCTTGTGGGGATAGCTCTACAACTATAGACGCTGCTGCCATTGAGTATCTTCATCTGGACGCCAGTCATGGTAAATGGTACCACTTTACTAGTGATCACACCAGTGGGGTTGCCATCATCTGTATATCCCAGCCACTGGATCTTCATGGCGAAAAAACAACTGTTCCACTGGGCGCCAGGGTTAAGCCTAGCATGTGTCTTTAATATCTGTGCAAGGAATCGATTAGTGTAGGGTTCAGTGACATCGAATGTGAAATTGACCACATCTGTGTTCCTACCCCTGGCAGTGAGACCCACCAAGCTGCTCATCTCCAAGTTATCGATATGCAGGTCCAAAGGAAAATCCGCACTGCGGTTGCCGCCCACACCGCTGTCAGCTATGAGCAACTCTGAGCCTTGCAGTTCATTAGCCTTACAGGCCCACATCTCTAACCTGTAAGCATAGTTGACATAGTTGTGTAATGTATTAGTGGCCATGCATCAACCTCCCAGCGCGGTACGAAGATATTTGCCTTGGGGCAGGTATATGACAGTGCCAGCATTGTGATCCCAGATGGGATCCTTTATGATATCAGGATTACGTACTGAAAACACCCACCATAGCCCACTGGTACCATACAGATCATAAGCCATGAGATCTGGTCTCAGATCATAAGTGGGGCTGATGGCTATCAGGACGTCATCTGCTCTCGCAGGCACATCCCTCATGGTCATGATGTCCAGGAAACGATTCTGTAACAGGGCGGTGGTGTAATAAGGACTGCTGATGCTGTACTCTACCATTAGATGAATCCTTGTCCTATCAGACCACCTTGTGCTAATTTTTCCAAGCTGTAGCTGTTGGTTATCTTATTTCTGCTGTATACTGGCATCATGCTGGCACTGATGGAGCACAGCGTGGGCACACGCTGATGGTTGCCTCCCACAGTGCAACTGATATAATCCACATCTGCAGGTAGTGTCATCTCATAGTTAGTCACAACCACCGGCACGTTCTCAAAAACCACTGGGCCATGGCCCGTGAGGAAGAATATAGGTGGCGGTGTGCCGCGCAGGCTGTCCTGACCATAAAACATCTTGGTGCTCATCCTGAGGAACCAGATCACGCCAGCCACATATGCAGCACTAGCTTCGCTACTAGCTGAGAATTCACCAGTGACGTTGATGGATTCCACGCTGCTGTTCTGATAACTGACAACACCATAAGGAGTATGGGTCAGTTTTTGTACGTCATAGGTGGCACGATGGCTGCTGGTAACCGTTGGAGTATAAGGCCATAGTATGCCACCAGTGGCAGCAAGAGCACTGGCCACACCTTTGGTGAACTTGCCAGTGTTATCTTTGAGATATACACGATCATCTATGTTACCATATCTGCGATCCAGGTTGGCATTATTATCCACTAGTTTCTGATAAGGATCAGCACCATTAGGTAACCCGCTGTTGACCAGGCGTTGCTGCTTGAGGTCGCGGTTGGGTTCCAACTGGCTGCTGGTGCCCTGGATATAATCGGTATTAGTGGTGGTGTATATGACGCTGGTGCTGCTGGCCTGGCTTCCACTAGCAGATATCTTGGCTAATGTCTGGGTGGCATAATTCTGAGCTGGTAATTTATAACCACTGAATCCAGGAAGCTGCCCCTGTGTGTTATAATTGCTCAACGATGCGGTACCAGCAGGTCGTGTGCCAGTGTAACTGCTTTGGCGTTGGGAGCCGAAAGCTTCGGTGATGTTCTGCTGGTTGGCCGCTGGCAAACGAGCATAGTGTTGGTTTGGGTCTGATATTTTTGTCATGTGCCTTCTGAATTATATTTATTCTTTAGTAAACTGGCTATATAATAGTGTCATGACAAATGTAACCCCACCCACCCTCCCTACCAAACGCACCCCATATCTAACCAACAAAGACTTGTTGAGGCAGATCCATCTCAGTAAGAACAGCTATTGCAGTTATCTGGTCCCTGAAGATAACCAGTATGATATCATACTGCCCAGTCTCAGTAAGGTAAACCAGAGGACAGTGGCAGAAGCCAAACGCAATCGCGCAGACCGGATCGCCAAGAGAGCTTGGGAAGCCAGCCAATTGACTGGTGTCAAGACCAAATTGGACCAACACACCATTGATTGGCACAAGGTACCCAAGACTGATGTGGTATTCCGTATCATCTGTTGGGATCATATACCGCTGGCACCAGGACGTAAGAAGAATCCCAAGATTACTGCAGACCATCATGTCAAGGTCAATTTTCCTCCTTTCCAGCATTATCGGTTTAATGATCAGGACGAGCTGGTGTGTGTGGGCAAGAGCCACTGGCAGGGTGGATTACAGAACGGACATTTCAGCAAAGATCACGGCAAGATGACTCCTGCCCTGGCTCGCATGTTTATCAAGCTGTGTGAGCGTTATGGCAGCAAGGGTAACTGGCGCGGTTACACCTATAATGACGAGATGCGTAGCCAAGCATTATTGCAACTGAGCCAAGTGGGACTCCAATTCGATGAGAGTAAATCTAATAATCCTTTTGCTTATTATACTGCAACTATCACTAACAGTTTCACTCGCGTCCTCAACGTGGAAAAACGAAACCAACACCTACGAGATGATATCTTGGAAATGAACAACCTGAATCCTTCTTATTCTCGTCAGACTGATAATGCCATCAAGGCAGCAGAAGCAACGACCGCTGCTGTGGCTATCACGGCTGCTGCTGACACTCCCAAAGTATAAGATAGACTTTCCATCAACAAGATAGTATATTGGATACATGGCAAATTTATTCAAACGTGCGGCTGTGTTCACGGACCTTCATCTGGGTAACAAGAGCAACAGCCATCAGTTCCTGACCGATTGTGAAAATTATATCACATGGTTCCTGGATGTGGTCCAGACCAGGCAATGTGATTGCGTGATCTTCTTGGGTGATTTCCATCACAATCGCAACAACATCAACATCCAGACCATGGATGCCAGTTTGAAGATACTGCAACAGCTGGACGATCTTGGCATGCCAGTGTATTTCATCACTGGTAACCACGACCTATATCACAAAGACAAGCGCACAGTCAGCAGTGTCAAATATATACATAAATTCCAAAACATACAACTGATCAACGATCAGATCACCACAGGTGATGTCACGTTCGTGCCCTGGCTCATAGGTGAGGAATACAAGAACATGAAGCGTGTGAAGAGCCAGTATGTCATGGGACATTTCGAGCTGCCACATTTCAAGATGAATGCCATGGTGGAGATGCCAGATCATGGCGAGCTTAATTCCAGAGATTTTGACAATGTGGGCTTGGTGTTCTCAGGACACTTCCACAAGCGCCAGAAAAAGAGCAACATCCATTATATCGGTAATGCTTTTGCACACAATTATGCAGATGCATGGGACGATGATCGTGGTTGCATGGTACTGGAATGGGGTTCGGAACCAGAATACCTGAACTGGCCTGGTGCTCCCAGATATCGCACACTCACGCTGGCACAGATGTTGGATCAACCAGATGTACACCTGGATCATCGCACACATGCTCGTGTACAGTTGGATATCAGCATCAGCTATGAGGAAGCCACGTTCATTAAAGAAGAGATGCAAAAGAATTATAATGTGCGTGAACTCAGCTTGATCCAACACAAGAATGAGACTCTGTTGGAAACTGGCATACAGGATGTCATGTTCGAGAGCGTGGATCAGATTGTCATGAGCCAGATACAGAACTTAGACACCAAACATTATGATCAGCACCTGCTGATGGAAATTTACAATAGCTTGTGATGGGTGTATAATAAATCATGCTTCAATTAAACACATTGACGGTCAAGAACTTCATGAGCGTGGGAAATGCCACACAAGCTGTGGATTTCAATCGCCGTGATCTCACTCTTGTGCTGGGAGAAAACTTGGACCTGGGTGGTGATGATACAGGTGCCCGTAACGGCACAGGAAAGACCACCATCATCAATGCTCTCAGTTATGCCTTGTATGGCCAAGCACTGACCAATATCAAGAAAGACAACCTGATCAACAAGACCAACGGTCGCAACATGCTTGTGACCGTGGAATTCATCGTGAGCGGCAAGCAATATCGAATCGAGCGTGGGCGCAAGCCCAACGTGACCAAACTGTACATCGACGGTAATGAACAGACCGAATATTCAGATAACAGCCAAGGCGACAGTCGTGAAACACAGCACGATATCGATCGTTTGTTGGGCATGAGCGTGGACATGTTCCGCCATGTTGTGGCATTGAACACCTATACAGAACCATTCCTGGGCATGCGGACTAATGATCAGAGACAGATCATCGAACAGCTATTGGGCATCACTATCCTGTCCGAAAAAGCAGACATGCTGAAAGACCAGATAAAGATCAGCAAAGAGATGATAAATGAAGAGCGTATCAGTATCAAAGCGCAACAGGATGCAAATACTCGCATTGCTGAACAGATAGAAAACCTCAGGAAACGCCAGAGATTATGGCTGGCCAAACGAGAAGAAGATTGTGTCAATCTGGAACGTGGCTTGAGAGATCTGGCCGACGTGGATATCGATACTGAGATCGAGAACCATCGCATCCTTGCTGATTACCATGATCGCAAAAAGAGGAAAGCTGATGCGGAAAAATGGATCAAAGCCATACAGCAGGATAAGATTAAGGAAGAAAGAAACCAGGCCAAGCTGGAAAAAGAGATCGCTGATCTGGAAAACCACACATGCTATGCTTGCGGATCTGCGCTCCACGATCAAAAGCATGAACAAGTGCTTGCTGGAAAAGTCAAACAACACAGTGAGTCCGCCGCACAGCTCTTGGCACATGAGCATCAAGAACAAGAACACACCGACGTGATCGCACAAATCGGCGATATAGGTGATATGCCTAATGTGATCTATGACACACTGGAACTGGCATTGAACCATCGTAACACGCTGGAACAGATGATGGACCAGCTGGACAAACGCCAGGAAGAAGACGATCCGTATGCCGAGCAGATCACAGACATGGAGACAACTGCACTGGCTGAGATCACATGGGACCAGGTCAACAGCCTCACACAGGTGCAAGAGCACCAGGAATTCCTGCTCAAGATGCTGACCAACAAGGACAGTTTCGTACGCAAGAAGATCATAGATCAGAACCTGGCTTACCTGAACAGCCGTCTGGGCAGCTACCTGTCAGCTATCGGCTTGCCACATGAGGTCAAGTTCCAGAACGATCTTACTGTGGAGATCACAGAGCTGGGTCGTGAACTGGACTTTGACAACCTGAGCCGTGGCGAACGCAACCGTCTGATACTATCACTCAGCTGGGCATTCCGTGATGTATGGGAGAGCTTGTACATGCCCATCAACCTGTTGTTCATCGACGAATTGATCGACTCAGGCATGGATGCATCAGGTGTGGAGAACAGCTTGGCTATCCTCAAACGCATGGCACGTGACAGGAACAAGAGCATCTTCCTGGTCAGCCACCGTGACGAACTGGGTGGCAGGGTCAACAATACGTTAATTGTAACAAAGGAAAATGGTTTCACGAGTTACGGATCTGATACGGAAATGGTATAATTACTGTATGCCAAGTCCAAGTAAGAACAAAGGAAATAGCTGGGAACGTGACGTTGCCAAGGATCTAACCAATCTGTATGGTGAATCATTCATCCGAGCTCCTGGCTCAGGTGCATATGTGGGTGGAACCAATGCCCATCGTAAGCAGGTATTGCATGAGGGACAGATCAGGAGTTTCAAAGGCGACATCATTCCTGGCCAGAGTTTTCCCAGGCTTAATATCGAAGCAAAGAGTTACAAAGACTTTCCATTCCATCAATTCTTCACAGGCACAGTACTACAACTTGAAACTTGGCTCACACAATTGGCAGCATCGGCAGACCCAGGCGACGTTAACTTACTCATAATGAAATTCAACCGCAAAGGCAAGTTTGTAGCTTTCAATTTTGACGAAGACAGAGCTTATCCTATATTTGTGGAACGGCATTTCCTATACACCAGCGAAAAACTAGGCACTTGGGCATTCATGGGTTACGAAGCATTCTGGCGTTTGAATGCGGACGGCATCAGGCATTTATCGGCTGCATAGGCAAATCATAGTCCCCTATATGAACTACCAATCTGAAGGTTGCTGACACCCCGACATTGTCAGGACAGGGACACCGCACGGCCACGCGATAGGCTAAATGATGACAGCTCTGAGAAAAAGCAACTGTCTGGTAACTGACTCAGTCACACTGGGGTAAAGTTGCTTCCGTTGGATCAGCAGGATTAAAGGGGTACAGGCCAACCGCCCCGCTAGTAACATAGTTCCGCAGTGTAGATATGATTGAGAGACTCACCGAACGTTCTCATCAGCTGGTCCTGTGATCAGGATCAGTATGACCTCAAGGTCTACCGAAACATTCCAAGATAAACCTTCAAGAGAATTAAAAAAAAGTTAACGAACGAAGTGAAGTTAACTGCTTGCTGCCAAGCAAGCCTGAAGATGAGCACACAAGGATAAATGGCAAGCTGTGATCAGAAGTAGGGTAATCCTGATTTCTTGGTCACTTCCAAGTTCTCTTTTATTATCTTGCTGATCATTTCCCGCTCATCACTACTCAGCAACATGGCATCCTCATATGTGACACCACCTCGCATGTTCCAACTCATCTGTAGTGCGGTATATTTGAGACTCTTGACTTGACCTTCCATGCTATTGACCATACCGATTATCTGCTCGGTGGTCATGGTCAAGAGCCGACTGCGAAAAAATTTGAGTAATCGAACTCCAATGCTAGATCATATACATGGGCACATTCGGTGCATTCCAATCTCATCTTGGGTAACTTGGCATCTTCGTTGAATTTTTCCATCTGTTTCTGTATGCGACGGATCATCTGTCCAGGTGCATTGTTGTAATATTCCAGGATATATTCTGGATCGTCCACCTCAAGTCCATCGCTAGTCATGATATTCTGGGTACTAGTGGCCAACAAGCTCATGTTGAGATCTACCAGGTTTGTCAAGTAGGTATTATATCTCTTTACTTTCTCATCTTCAGCCAAGCTATCATCTGTCACTGTGGCTAAGATGCGTTGTTCCTCGAATAGGATACGATTGCGACGATTCACATCGAAATACTTCTGTGGTTTCAGTTTGATCTTGATATCGGTATCAGTCACCAATTCTGTATAATCAGGTGATCGCACATTAGCCAATGCGTAGTTGAGATCCACTGCATGGGTGTTTTCTGCTTCACATGCAGGGCATTTGCTATCCACATCCATGTCTTGACCGTAACTGGCGATCCTAATAGCTATCAGTACAGCATCCACATCTATGCTAGGCATCTCCCAGGCATTGATGATGTCAGGGCAGCAGTTCTGGATCACTTTAACCACACCTTCACCATTCATCAGTGCATCAGGGGTGCGGATGATGATTTCTTCCCTGGTAGTCATGGGATATACTGCCACTTCTCCGCTGCCTGTGAGATTGATGCTACCAGCTGGCCAATAGTTTCCAGAGCTTGGTAGTTTCAGATACAAAGCAGGTTGCCTGAAATGTTTGATTAGGGGATTACTTGATTGATTATCCATGTGGTTTTCTGGTTCCATAAATATGTACAGATATTTATTGGTTGAAAAATGAACCCTCAAGATTTACAGAATCTGTTAGACACACTGAAACAATTCAGCGACAAGCTGGGTACCATCGCTGACGACATCAAGACCAATGCCAATAACACGCAAGCCCAGGTAAATCAAAATAATACCAAAATTTCACGTAGCTGGTCCGAGCTGGGTGAAGCCACGAAAAAATTGTCAAAACGTCTGGACGAAAATGAAAAATCTGCACAAAAGAATGAGGACAGCCAAAAACGCACATACAAGCAACAAGACGACGCAGTAAAGTTCTTCTCCCGGGGTATCAGGCAGAGCACCACAGAATTCAGTAAAAACTTACAGACTGGCAAGATAAGCCTGAATGAGTTTCGTGATCAGATCAACAGTGCCAAGGATGATATAAAAAACGAACAGAATCTCAAAGTCCAGCAAAAACAAGAGCTGATGCGTGAGATCGAAGCCCTGGATAAGAATGTTCAAAGGCAAGCCAAATATGGATTTGCCACAGATCTGGCTGGTAAAGCATTGGGCCAGTTGGGCAAGGCAGCTGGTGTTGTAGGCGGAGCCACGTTAGATGTGGTACGTTCCTACCAGAATTCCAGTAGCCAGATAGGAATCAGCACCGCTGCTATGTCAGCTGGGGTAAACCTGGCTGGTACTGGGCTCAGCATGGTGGGCGATAGTGCTAGCATTGCTGGCGGTATGCTAACCGCGTTCAGTAGAGGACCATGGACAAAAGGTCTTGGTGTAGCCCTCCAAGTTGCAGGGTTTGGTGCTTCTTTTGCTGGTAAATCCATTACAGAACTGGGAAAAGTAGTACTCCCCATTCTCAACACTGAGATGGAAAAACAGATACAGAGCTTCCAGGCTCTGAGCAATATCGGTGCCATATTTGCAAATGGCGTGGATGGTATGAGAAAGGCAAGCATAGAAGCTGGCATGGATCTGGGCATGTTGAGTAACGTGTTCAAGACCAACACAGAACAGTTTGCAAATAGTGGTTTAGGTATGACTGCTGTCATGGAAAGGTTTGCTGGTGCCCGTAGCAGGAGCATAGCTGATGGATTCCAGAAACAGTTGTTGAACCTGGGTTACAGCGTGGAACAACAGGGTGGGCTCATGGCTCAGGTGTTCCAACAACTGGGCAGGTCAGGTAAAGCACAGACTGCTACCAGTGAAGAAATAGCCAAACAGACTCTGGAATATGGCAAGACTCTCAAAGTCATAACAGAATTGACTGGCGCTGACGCTGCTAAACGCATGCAGGAAGCTGGTCGCCAGATGCAAGAAGTGCAGATAGCTTCCAAGATTCGTGAGATGGAAGCAAAAAATCCTGGAGCTGAAAAAAGGATACAAGCTATATTAGCCACTGTGCCTGACGAATTAAAGCTGGGAGTCAAACAAAAATTAGTATTGGGGCAAGTGGTAGACCAAACCACCAATGAGATGATCAGCCAATCACCTAAAATGGGACAAGCAATGGACACCATTGTTGGTGCGATGTATGATTCCTCTCTTGATGCTAAATCAGGAGCAGCATTAACTGTTAAGACATTGAGTGCTGCTAGAGATCAACTGGCAAAGGATCTAGAGGCTATGGGTACTGCTCAATTAGCAGATCCCATGTCATTCACAGCACCGGCTGTTGAAAAAGCAAATAAGATCATAGCACAAACACAATCTTTTGCTGATAAGTTAACTGCAGATGGTGCACCTAAACGCACAGAAGACGCAGCTAAGACAGAAAACAAAGCCACTGCTGCTATGAATAACGTGATCGAAAACAACATCAAGATGGCCATGAAGATCCAGGAATTGATATTGGACACAGACATCATGGGCAAATATGCCAAGGCTATGACTAATCTCACTGATACTGTGATAGAACAGATATCAAAATTCGGTGGCAAGTCTAAACCAGAAAACGAAAACGACAAATCTGAAGCAGCAAAGATAGGAGGTGCAACAGTAGCCTATGGCGTACCAGCAGCTACCTCAATAGCTGGTGCAGTAGCTGGTGAAGCAATAGGTAAAGAAGTAATCAAGCAGATAGTCAAACGAGGAATTACAGCAACCACAACTGTTGCTGGAGGAGTTGCAGGAACAGGGGCTATGCCTGGTCCAGGTTCAATTGCAGGTGCAATTGCTGGTGGGATCTTGGGAGAAAAACTAGGTGAAGCTATCGTTGACAGTGACGTCGGGGAAATACTAATAACTGCTGGTGAGAAAGTAGGACAAATAGTAGAAGCTTCGGTAGAGATTGCCAAAGCTGGGTTCAATAGCATAATAGGCATGTTCAAGAACGCACCACATGCCAAACAAGGAGGGATCATTAACAGTGATGTGTCTGGCAGCATTGCCATGCTGCATGGCACTGAAGCAGTATTACCGCTGGATGATGCCAGCATCATGACTAAATTGCGCAATAGCCTGATGCCAGAAGCTGGTAATGCTAACCAACTAAGTGGTGTCTCTGAAATCTTAAAAAATATGCAAGACAATAACAGCAACATATTGAAACAAGTCTACAAGGAAAGCGGTACAGAATCTTATATCATGATGAGATCCCTTCTACAAATGCAACCATCTACTGGTCACATTACTAATGATTTAATAACAGATGCTATCACAAAACTGAATGATCAGGGATCTATCAGTATAGAGACCAATAATCAGATCAAACAGCTTAATGATACTACTAAAATTACGGCTAGAGATCAACTTATATCAGATCTACGTAATAATAAGGAAGATCCTTTAAGATTTACAGCAGACTCACCGTATTTTGCAAAATACAACGAGGCTATCTCAGGTAAACAAAAACAACCGGAAAATTTCAATACAGAAGATATTTTTGGTGATCGTATAACCAAAATCAACACGCAGTTGCAGGGCGGTTTCCTTAATATAAATGACACCATTAGTAAGATACCAAAGACTGTGACTAACCAAAGAGAAAACGTCTTTGATTCAGAAATAGGTCCTGCTAAAGAAAAGACAGGAATTGTTAGCGATCTTTTCAAAACTATATCATCGTTAATACCTAACATGGGTACCATGGGCACTGCAAATGATGCTGTCATAGGTGCATTGAACAATCTGACCAGCTTGAGCGATGCCAGCAACAAGAGTATAGACAATGTCAGCCAGGCTTTAACTGGTGTTAAAGACAGCATGCAAGCTATCGTACAACAGAAACAATCACCTGTTTCGGAAGAAATGATACAGGCAGTCACAGGCAAAGTCATGGATAGCATGGGTAAGACTCTGGACACCCATAATGAAATATTAACAAAGATCAGCGGCCAGATGGCTGATCTGGTGGACCATAGCCGTGCCACCAACTACAACACTGAACAGATGAAATATAGTATCCAGTGATTGGCATAGTGTAAATATACAGAGGATTTATCTTAATGGCATCATGGAAAAAACACTGGCGTGTGGTCAGTGACGGCAAATATAGTCCAGTTAACGGCAGCGTCACAGACTACAGCAACACCAATTATCTGGGCCAACAGGCCAATGCGGCATTCCGCAATTACCAGAGCATGCTGCCTGATGTGTATTCGGGACATCCCAACCGTGTGGACCGTTATGCCCAATATGAGAACATGGACCTGGATTCGGAAGTGAACGCTGCACTGGACATCCTGGCTGAGTTCTGCACACAGATAAACCCAGATACCCAGACCAGTTTCCAACTGCATTTCCATGAAGATGCCAACGACAACGAGATCATGATCCTGAAAGAACAACTGCGAGCCTGGTACAGTCTCAACGAATTTGATCAACGCATGTTCAAGATATTCCGCAATACATTGAAATATGGCGATCAGATATTCATCCGTGATCCAGAGACCTACAAGTGGTACTGGTCAGAAATGAACCGTGTGAGCAAGGTGGTGGTCAACGAGAGCCAGGGCAAGAAACCTGAGATCTATTACATCCGTGACATTGCACCAAACTTGCAGAACAACACCATCACCAAGCAACCAGGACCCAACGACACTTATGCTCATGCTCCTTACATGGGTGGCAGCCGCAGTTACACTGCTGGTGGCGAAGTGTTCAGTCCCAACAACCGTTTTGGTGCTGGCAACAATGAATTCCCTGTGGATGCAGAACACGTGATCCATCTCAGTCTCACGGAAGGACTGGATGTGAACTGGCCTTTCGGTGTCAGCCTGTTTGAAGGCATCTTCAAAGTGTTCAAACAGAAAGAACTATTGGAAGATGCCATCATCATCTATCGTGTCCAACGTGCGCCTGAACGCCGCATGTTCAAGATCGATGTGGGTAATATGCCAGCGCATCTGGCCATGCAATTCGTGGAACGTGTGAAGAACGAGATACATCAACGTCGTATTCCCACACAGGGTGGCGGCGGTCAGAATCTCATGGATGCCAGTTATAATCCCCTGAGCATCAATGAAGATTATTTCTTTCCACAGACTGCTGACGGTCGTGGATCCAGTGTGGAAGTGTTGCCAGGTGGACAAAACCTGGGCGAGATCGACGATCTCAGATATTTCACTAACAAATTATACCGTAGTTTGCGTATTCCGTCAAGTTATTTGCCCACTGGTCCTGAAGATTCAGACCGTGTGTTCAACGACGGCAAGGTTACCACAGCATTGATCCAGGAATTCAGGTTCAATGAATATTGCAAGCGCATACAGCGTTATATCAGTCCCAAGTTCGATACGGAATTCAAGATGTTTTTGAAATATCGTGGGTTCAATCTGGACAACAGCATCTTCGAACTCAGGTATAGCGAGCCACAGAACTTTGCTGCTTACCGTGAGATGGAATTGAATGTCAGCCGCATCAGCAGTTTCACTGGCATAGCACAGACAGAATTCCTCAGCAAGCGTTTCATGCTCAAGAAGTATCTGGGTCTCACAGAACTGGAAATGGCAGAAAACGACAAGATGTGGCATGAGGAACGTGGACAAGACGAGCCAGGCAATATGTTACAAGGTAGCGATCTGCGTACAGTGGGTGTCACACCAGGTGGTATCAATACCGACATGGATACCTTGGGTGATATAGCTGCACAGCAACCTGGTCCAGGTATGCCTGGTGCAGATAACATGGCACAGGGTGAAGTTGGTGCTGGTGGTGCTGTAGGTCCACAAGCTGGTGCTGGAACAAGCCCAGGTGGTGCTGCTCCTCCAAGTGGTGGCTTGATATAAATATCTTCGGAGTATGACAATGTTATTGATGGAGATGTTCACAGACGAAGCTGGTGATTACCAAGATGTAAGCCAGGATCAGAGCGTACCAAAGATCAATGATCTGCGTAAAAGCCGTCTGACACTGAGCCAGATAAACCAGTTGCGTAAGATGAATGACCAGAGAATGGTCGAATATATGGCTGACCTCAAGAAGGTGAAACAGCAGTATGGTGCACCGCCTGCACCAGTCCAGTGAAATGGCTCAAAAACCATAGGTTTGAGCTAGTATTTACTCCCGCTTATTAAATATTATCACAGTACAGAACCTCACAGGAGTCCAGGGTTATGCGTAATTATGAACAACTGATCGAATACATCATCAATGATGAACAGGACAAAGCAAAGGCCTTGTTTCACAATCTGGTGGTAGATAAGAGCCGTCAGATCTATAATGATCTGATTGCAGAAGAAATGGAAGACGAGATGTCAGAAGCTCACGGTGATGAAGCTGATGATATGATGAGCGATATCCAAGCTGATCATGAAGGCATGGATGCTGATGCAGATCATGACGATGAAATGGGTGACATGGACGACATGGACGACATGGACGACATGGATTCCATGGGCGATGACGACAGTGGTTATGCCACCAAAGACGACGTCATGGACCTGGAAAGCGAATTAGAAAACCTCAAGTCACAATTTGAACAGTTGATGGCTGATGAGCAGCATGAGCCAGAACACAATGACGGCATGGATGATCCGGAATTTGGTGGTATGGATGATGATATGCCACAGGAAAACATGATGTACCGCGAAGGTATCGTTCGTGAATACGTGGAAAAAGTTGCTGCACCAAGCAACAGTGAAGGTCAACCAGTTGGCGCTAAGAACACTAGCCCCAGCAAGACCAACACCAAAGGCATCGTAGCTGGCAAGAACGACATGGGCGGCACCACAAAGAACATTGCACGTGGTGGCAAGAATGAAGATCCAGACGGCAAGCAGTACTCAGATCCTTCAAATGAATACAGCAAAGGCAAGGGCAACCTGCCAGGCGCTGGTAAGTTTGAAAACGTACCTGGTGCAAGTGCTGGCAAGGCATTCGCAAATGCCAAAAAGCCAACATCAAGTGAGCCATCAGGCGTTAACAAGCGCAGCACAATTGATTAAGGAATCGACACGATGAATAACAATTTTCTGGTAGAGAACCTCACTTACGATCAGGCCAAGATGGAAATGAGTCATGGTCCTGAAGGTAAGGATCTCTACCTGAAGGGCATCTGCATACAAGGCGGTGTCAAGAATGCTAATCAACGTGTATACCCTATTAACGAGATAAATCGTGCCATTGAAAGCCTTAATAAACAGATAAACACAGGTTACAGCGTGTTGGGCGAAGTGGATCATCCCACAAACCTCAGGATCAACCTCGACAGAGTCAGCCACATGATCACAGAAATGTGGCTGGATGGTCCCAATGGATATGGCAAGATGAAGATATTACCCACACCCATGGGCAACCTGGTCAGCACTATGCTTACCAGTGGTGTCAAATTGGGAGTCAGTAGTCGCGGAAGCGGTAATGTCAATGAAGGCGACGGTCAGGTAAGTGATTTTGAAATCGTTACCGTAGATATAGTGGCACAGCCTAGTGCGCCAAACGCTTATCCCACAGCAGTCTATGAAGGACTGATGAATATGGCAGGCGGGCATCGCATACTGGAAATGGCCGGAGAAGTAAAGAATAATCAACGAGCTCAGAGATATTTGGAACAAGAAGTTCGCAAGATCATCTCAGAGTTGAAACTTTAAGTTCGGGAGAATGAAAAAATGTTCGAATCACTAAAACCATTACTCGATAGTGGTATCCTGAACGAAGAAACTCGTGAGGGTCTGGAAGAAGCTTTCAAAGCTAAAATTTCAGAAGCTCGTGAGCAGATCCGTGCAGAAATACGTGAGGAGATGGCTAACCGTTATAAGCATGACCGTGAAGTCATGGTTGAGGCTCTGGACCGCATGGTCACAGAATCACTGACATCAGAGATCAAGAAGATCGCTGCTGAACGTGACACCATCACCGAAGACCGCGTTCGTTTCACAAACGCGATGATGCAGAAAGCAAACAATTTCGATAGCTACTTGTCAGAAAGCCTGGTAAGTGAAATCAGCGAATTGCGTAGCGATCGCGTCGCATATCAGAATAAGATCAAGAAATTAGAATCTTTTGTGGCAGAAAACCTGCAGGCAGAAATTCGTGAATTTGCACAAGACAAAGCCGAATTGGCTGCTACTCGTGTGGCTGTGGTTGCTGAAGGACGCCAACGTCTGGAAGCTATCCAAAAGAGCTTCATAAAGAAAAGCAGTTCATTGGTGGAAAACATTGTGACAAATCACCTGCGTTCAGAATTGTCACAGTTGAAAACCGACATCCAGGAAGCTAAAGAAAACAACTTCGGACGTAAAATCTTCGAAGCATTTAGCACTGAATTCGGAGCGAGTTACCTTAACGAGCGAGCAGACCTTAAGAAGCTACAGAATCAACTGGGCCGCATGGCTGCTCAGATCTCTGAAGCTAAAGAAACTGCTGTTATAGCTCAGGCTGAAGTTAAGGCCAAGGACCAGGAAATACGTAGAATCAACGAAAGCGTAGCCCGTGAGTCTAAGATCAACGATTTGCTCAAGAGCCTGAGCAAAGAAAAAGCCGCTGTAATGTCAACACTGCTGGAATCAGTCCCAACAGGTAACTTAGACGCAGCATTTAAGAAGTATCTAAAACCTGTAATGGAAAACGGAATCGTGGAGACACCTAAGAAAGTGTTGACCGAAAGCCATAGCGAAGTCACTGGTGATAGAGCTGTTAAATCAGACCCTAGTTCAAACAATATCATAGAAATGAAGCGTTTGGCTGGTCTTGTCAGAAACTAATTGGAGATAGTAACAATGACACAAGAACTACTTGAAGGACGTTGGAACGAGACCAAGTCAGCCCTGTTGGAAGGACTCACTGGTAACCGTAAAAACACAATGTCAATGGTATTGGAAAATACCAAGAAGTACCTGGCAGAAAACGCATCAGCTGGTGCAACTTCTGTTGGTAATATCGCTACCCTAAACCGTGTGATCCTCCCAGTGATCCGCCGTGTTATGCCCACAGTTATCGCCAACGAAATTGTAGGTGTTCAACCAATGACCGGTCCAGTTGCTCAGATCCACACTCTACGTGTTCGTTATGCAGATAACTTCACAAGCTCAGCAAATGGCCAACCTGGCACAGATGCTACCTCAGGCGACGAAGCATTGAGCCCATTCAAGATTGCTAGCGGTTACTCCGGTACTGCTACAGGTGTCACAAGCACCGATGGCAGAGCAGGATGGACAAGTTCAATGGAAGGTACTCCTGGACGTCGTTTGAACGTGCAGATCCTGAAACAACCAGTAGAAGCAAAGACCCGCAAGCTGTCAGCTCGTTGGACTTTCGAAGCTGCTCAGGACGCACAGGCAATGCATGGCCTGGACATTGAAGCCGAAATCATGGCTGCACTGGCACAGGAAATCACTGCTGAAATCGATCAGGAAATTCTTTACAGCCTGCGTTCACTGGCTGCTAACGAATTCACCTTCAACCAGGCTACAGTATCTGGTACTGCAACATTCGTTGGTGACGAACATGCCGCTCTGGCAGTTCTGATCAACCGTGCTGCTAACTTGATCGCACAGCGTACACGTCGTGGCGCTGGTAACTGGGCTGTTGTAAGTTCAGCTGCTCTGACAGTATTGCAGAGTGCTACAACTTCAGCATTTGCTCGTACAACTGAAGGTGCTTTTGAAGCTCCAACAAACACTAAGTTCGTTGGTACACTCAATGGCGCGATGCGCATCTATGTCGACAGCTATGCTGATGACACTGTGCCAGTTCTAGTTGGTTACAAAGGCTCAAGCGAAGCAGACGCAGCAGCGTTCTACTGCCCATACATCCCACTGATGTCAAGCGGTGTTATCCTTGATCCTGCTACCTTTGAACCAGTTGTTGGCTTCATGACACGTTATGGTTATGTAGAACTTACCAACACTGCAAGTTCATTCGGTAACGCAGCCGATTACTTGTCAGAAATCACTGTGAGTAATTTGAGTTTTCAATGATTTATCATTAAAAACAAATAAAAAGGGGCAGAAATGCCCCTTTTTTATTGGATAAAATATTACTGGAAAGTAAAGATCTGTAGCATTAATAGGTAAAAAGAAAAACCAAAATAGTTCTGTTAAAAAATCAGAAACATTAAAAAATTTAGCTGCCTCTGGAAAACATCATAGTATGATAAAATTAATATGTCCGCATTGCGGAACAACTATGCAAAAACTGTTGTATGCACGTTATCACGGTGATCGTTGTAAATTAGCAAAATAGAAAGCGGCTTAAGCCGCTTTCTTAAAAGTATCTGGGAATACGTCCTGTGCGTATCATCTCTTCCACTTGGCGTTCTCTGGATTTGATCAAGAAATTCCAAATGCTCATTAATACAGCAATCATACTGATTTCCCTATTACAAGATTGTGATACAGATTTTCTACAGCATCTGTGAGTAGGAATACTAATGTAATCATTGTGTTACGGTATCCCCAAACTTTGTAATGCTGTGCTTGCGAGCAACAAACTCGATGTCACAACGGTGGATGCCCAGATCGTTGAGATCACGGTCTGTCAGACGGTTTAGTTCATATACTGTGGTACGATATTCTTTCCAACGCTTGAATGCTCTGGAAACAGTTGCGATAAGTGTAATTAGCATGGCTCTCTCCTTTGTTATGCTTTATTATACAATAGTATTTATATGCAGCGCAACATATTTTTATTGCTCCGCACAAATAGCTGGTATGCAGATAAAAATACCAGAAAAACAGGTAAATATGACACATCCTGGAGCAAGCATGCTACGCCGCTATTTTGGTAAAATAAGTCCATTACAAATTGGAAATCTAGTAGGTCACAATGGTGAATTAGTGATCGATGAACTCAATAATACCATGCACATCATGGATGGTGTCACTCCTGGTGGTCACAAGATGTTCATAGACGGCGTCAATACCAACCAACCTGTGAATCCCAATCCTGGCAGCATGTGGTATGACGATCAGAGTGGTCGAGTGTTTATCTATTATGGTAACACCTGGGTCGATGCTAATCCTGGCTTAAGAGGTGATGTGGGACCCACTGGGCCTGCTGGTGGTCCTACAGGTAGCAGAGGGCCTACTGGTCCCGCTGGCGGCCCTACAGGTCCCGTTGGACCCACTGGAGCATCTGCACAAAATAACCGAATATCCAATGGCAATTTACAAGTAACATTAGATTCTAGTGGCACATTGAATACTCCGTTACTGTTGCCCAGGATCTTCACAGCAACATTAGACACAGCACATTGCACATCCAGTCCTGGTGGAACGTTCACCAGCGAGCCTTGGTATTATGAGGTGCATTTTGTTTGTACCCAAGGCGGTATAGTGGAAATACAGATCGATGGTAATCGAGTATGGAATATGTTACCAAACTATCCTGACGGCAGCACATTTGATTTTACTGAAGCAGATCACGGAATTCCAAATTACACATTAACTATCACAGTAGTCAGGACCATAAACACAGGTCCATCAGGTTGGGCTGCAGAACTTGCTGTTACCCAAGGTCCAGTATATCCGTCAACTATTAGATCTTTAGGTGCAATCAAAATCACATCTTATGCTAATAGTTGGACCTTTGGTACTAATGGTATCCTAACATCACCTCCAGGAAGTGACATACGTGATGCCATGTCTAACATCAGTGTATTGAAAACCCGCATAGGCGATACATATGCATCAGGTGCGTTCCAACAATTATCTATTGCACGTGACGAAGGAAAATTAATCACAGTGGGTGGTGGCAACGGTGTCTTTAGATTACCCAGATTGTATGCAAGTTTATTAGGTGCAGAATTCGAATTTTATTTTTCAGGTGATGCTGGACAGATCCATATACAGAGTTATTATACTGGTGTGAGGGAAACCACTGATGTATTCAGAGGGTCCATATATGTGGGCGTGGATAATGCCACTACTGGCAAGCTGCACAAAGCAACTGCCACCACTTCCACAGCTTGTGATCTATTCCTGGGACAGCATCATGCCAAAGCTGGCAGCTATGTCAAAGTCAAAGCTATCGCATTTGATACAGTAGGCACATGGCTATTCCAAGGCATGTGCATAGGTGATACTGGCCAAACGCCAAACAGCTCAGATCATCCCTTCCAAGATTATAATTGATGTGATTTTTTACTTACTCATAGCTGCCAAGGATATATCAGGTTAAATATACCATATAGGAACAAAAAACATGGCTTTGCATTTTCCATTTCCAGCAGTAAACGGTGATATCTATCCTGCGGAGAATGGTGTCACATACACCTACGATGGCACCAAATGGGTTGGATCGGGTACAGCTACGGTTAACAATGTGAGTGAATTAAATCGTGGTGAAAGCCAGCTGTTGTTGAATGCCAATGGCAGTGTGCAATTCCCAAATTATCTTTTCCCTGCTACAGATGGCTCATACAATCAAATATTGAATACTGATGGCCAAGGCATGCTGTCATGGAACGATATCGTAGCTGATAATGGTACTGGTACTGGTAATATTGCGTTTGATGGATCCATAATAAGTTCCATTACTGATGACAATATCCAGCTAACCACTAACAACAAGACATGGACCTTTGGCACAGATGGTATCATAAACTTACCCAATAACAATGGCCAAATAGGACAACTGGAATCACCATACACTGGTCTAGAATTTAGAACAGGATCAGGGGCAGACTGGATTGGTATAAGCTATGGTGAAATTAATGATAACAACACCAGCTATTTCTATTTTGATAAAGATGGCTCAGATTACTTAACTGCCAATCATCAGGCTCATCTACAAATTAAGAATACTGCACATGACGGACATGTTGAATGGCTGTTTGAATCCAATGGTGCATTAACACTTCCACAAGGCACTACGCTTGGTATCAATGACTCTACGGATGGATTTATTATTGATGGTGCAGCAGACAAAGATATCTCAATCTATACATACGGTAGTTCTACTGCTTACGGATGGACCTTTGACATCGACGGTGATCTCAAAGTACCCCAGGAGATCCGTAACCCACAAGGTCACAGGGCCATCTGGAGCAACGAAGTTCCGCGTGATATCAGTGACCTGACAGACAACAGCATGTTGCTGGGCATGAGTAGCAGCACATTGGACATCAATATAGATGGTGGTGGTGCATATGCCACCTATGAGGGCACACTGGTACGTGCAGATGGCGGGTTCAGCGGCACACGATGGGGCGTGAACACCACAGTGTTTGACGGCGGCTCAGGTGCTGCTAGCGCGGGATATACAATGACATTGAACGGCGGCGGAGCATAATATGGCCAACAAGATACAATTACGTAGAGATACAGCTGACAACTGGGACAGAGTTAACCCCATATTGGATGATGGTGAACCAGGGTTAAACATCACAACTAATCAAATAAAGTACGGTGATGGCAACACTACCTGGCGTGATCTAGCATATGCCAGTGGTGGTGGTTTTACAGATGTAGAAGGCGTAGTGACTTTTCCAGGAGACCTATTGATAGGCACGCTATGGCCAAATGACCCAGTTATTGGGCCAACTGGACCAAGTGGACCAAGTGGCGATAAAGAAAGTGTCGTATGGGCCAAAGATGATACAGAATATCTAGGACTATGGTGGGGCGGTGATCAGATTTATCCATCTGAGGGATACGGTCCAGTGGCTGGTATCATGATCGGGTCCGACGAAGAAAATAGCATGACCGATGATTTTATCGAGAACGCAAGTCCGGTAGGAACAAACATCACCTTCGGCATAAACGATTCCTCAGGTTTTACAAACGAATGGCGTTTTGATAGGGATGGCACGACAACATTTCCCACTGGCGGACGCATCGGTACTACTAAAGGCGGCACGATGCTAGATGGTGGCTTTGGCTTTGATACCAGTCTAACGACTTATTATGCTAACACAAATTATGCTGCCTGTGTCACAGGTTTCTCATCTACCGGTAGCCTGGGTATTACAACATACAAGGACGGCGGAGTAAATCCATCCAGGACCTGGACATTCGACAACGATGGTAACCTAACATTACCACCCAGCGGCGATATACTAATAGATGGCGGTACCAACAGTGCCATACGCGATCTCATACAGAATGATGTTCATACAGGTGCTGCTGATTATACCTTAGTGTTGAGTGATCGTGGTAAGATGATTTATCAGACTGGAGGATATTCTGTTATGGTTCCTAATGTGCAGGTTGCCTTTCCAGTAGGCACTGTGATAACCGTAGTCAACTCAGGTGGCGCTGGCGATCTTAGCATTACTGCCGATGACGGCGGCGCCGATACCGATATCTACGGTGCCGGCACTGATACAAACTCCAGTAGTTGGGCGTTGCCCAGCAACAGCATCGCAACTATACTAAAAGTGGAAGCAAGCAGCGTATATGCTAAATGGTTGCTCAGTGGCACTGGCATATATGCGATTTAAGGTGTAATATGGCAATAGTCCAAGCAGCAATCGTAGGTAGTTCAGTAGGTAGTTCCATATACCCTCCTCCAAGGGTGGATGCCAGACCATCAAATAATTGGACTGGAATGATACAATCTTCAAGTCCTACAATATACAATGATAGGAAATACATATCATATGATGGTGATATCCAATATGCTGTAAGTGTGGGGCTCGCTGCAGGACAAGATTATTCACTAGAGTTTTATATCAGAACTAGTGGTGACAATGGAGTCATAGTTTCTGATAATGATTCAGTTGGATATCATCAGTCTTTGTTGGAAATCGTTGCTGGTAATCTAACAGTGGGATACTACATCGGTGCAGGCGGCCCTGCCCTTCAAACATCAAACCCAGTGATCGAGGATTTCTGGCAACATTATGTCTGTACCTATGTCCATGGCGGCGCATTAAAACTTTATATTAACGGTATTCTCGAAAGTGATAACACTGGTTACACTAGTGCGGCCAAGTTAGGGGCCGCTGGCCAGTTAGTGTTTTTCAAAGCAGAAACTACCAATCTCGGCGGTGGCACAGCCCTTGTTGTTGATTTTAGAGAGTTTAGACTATGGGATCAGGTTCTTACAGATCATCAAGTGCTTCAACAGTATAACAGCACACGCAGTCGTTATCCAATGATCATCACGCCAGAATTCCGTGAAGCAATCGCAGATGCTGGGCCTAATAGTCTGTATGGTTATATTCCAGGCAATGTCATTGCAACTTGTAATGAAGGTGATTTTGTATGGCTTAACGTGAAATGGCAAAACGTCCCTTACCAGACTGCTGCTAATATATTGATCAACGGAACTGGTATAACTGCTGGTGATGTCGGTATACTTGGCGCCACAGTTGGTACTGAAGCAAGTGTGGGACAGATAGCAACATCGGAATCACTTGATACTTACGGAGAAGGACTAAGTGGTCCAATAGCTATATTAGCCGACCACACAACTGAAGGTACTGAATCATTAAAATACCACATCAAGATACCTGCACGTAATCGTGATTATGTTGCTAGTTTGACTATTGTCGATACCAGCCTAAATCCCACATACTTGCTAGAAACAGCAGGACCTGCGCTCAATGTTGACGAAGGTAATGAAATAACCTTTAATGTGACTACTACTGATGTTGATGACGGCACTACACTATGGTGGACTACTGGTGTTAGTGGTGGAAATATGCAATTTGGAAGACTTTCATCTACTGCTGGTTCACTTACTATAACTGGTGGAGCAGCAAGTTTCAGTATCACGGTTAGCGCAGACGATCAAACAAGCCCAAATCAACAGTATTTCCTTGCTAAACTGTATAAGAATGCGCCAAGCGGCCAACCTGGTGCTGTAAAGGTTGCTGAGATCAGTATAGATGTAAACGATACCAGCCTGACCAGACCACAGTGGACTAACGGTGATGCTACTGCTTCAGGGCTAAGTGTAAGTTATAGATACTACAAGTTTAACATAACCAAAGTAAGAAATTTAAGTACTGCTACTAATAATACACAGATCAGCGAGTTGATAATACTCAATGGCAGCACAAGACTAACGGGCGGTACTGCTACTAATCCCAATGGTAGCCAGGTCTCCGCAGGCGAAGCTCCAGCTAAGATTCTCGACGGATATTACGATACTAAATGGTGCGATCTTTCTTTTGTTTCCAACAGCAATACATCAACACTGATAATCGACTATACCACAGCACAGACATCCAATGGATTTACATTCGCAACTGCTAACGACTATGAGGGGAGAGATCCTGTTAGATGGACTTTCGAAGGCAGCAACAACGGATCAACTTGGACTGTAATACACGAACAGTTTGCTGATGCTACTATTACCACAAGCAGAAACACACTTGTGAGCACTGTGTTTAACTATCCAACACACGGCAGTGCTGTGATAAATCAACCACAGAACGATTACCTAAAAGTTGGAAGCACTTATTGGATAATAACCTCTATAGGTGGCGGTCTGTATGGCCAAAGTGCCGGAACTACGATAACAATAACAGACACATCAGGCAACTATTACTATCCCACACTACATGACAATGCCAATGGTACTACATTTGCAGTGAATAAAGTTGACGGTATGCCGCAGCCTGCGTATGGATGGCGTTGGGGCGCCTCTGAAGGATTTAATGGTTTCCTTATCGGCAGCTCTTCAGATCCCAGCGATTTTTCCCTCAACCTTGGAACAACTTGGACTGTTGAGTTCTGGATCTATATGAACAGTGGGTCAAGCGTCGCTGCGAATCAGCAAGGCGGTATCTGGGGAGTATTGAACCAGGGCGGTTGGGCTACTACAGACAGCATAAACATCGCGTTGAGCGGAGGTTATCTACAGATAAACCAAGGTAACAACACTGCTTATTACAACAAGCTCGTCTATGAACCTACACCACTACAGTGGGTTCATGTTGCTATAGTCAATAACGCAGGAGCCAACAAGGTATACTACAACGGTATAGAGCAGGTTCCAGTAGCTAATGTCGGTAGCCAAGACTACACCGCAAGCTGGACCAATAGCACGAAACCATTATTCATAGGATGTCTAGGTCGTAGTGACAATGACGGTACCGGCGGCAGCAGCTTCGACGGCAAGATCACTAACCTACGCATAACGAATACCGCAGAATATGCTGCTAATTTCTATCCACCTACTACATTGCCAACAAAGATTTCCGGAACTAAGTTATTGTGGAACCCAACTGATCAAGCACTAACAACAGACACCGGCAATAGCGCAGTAACTATAACCAACAACGGTGCTACATTTAGCACTAGCTACCCAGCAACTAATAGCACACGTGGTAGCGCAGTATTCAATGGTTCGACAAATCGCTATTACAAGGTTCCAGGCGGAAGCCACTTACAACTGGGAACTACTTGGACCATCGAATGGTGGCAGAAGTCTACAGCCTTAACAGCCGGTAATGGCAATTTATATGCGGTTATGGGCCAAGCACCAGACGGTGGCCGCATTGACATATACTATCAAGACGGTAACTTGAAGGTACAGAATGGCCAGACGCTGTGTGCTGAGCCTGCGACAGATGTATGGGTACATGTAGCCTTAGTCAACAATGCTGGAGTAGGCACGGTCTATTATGACGGTGTCGCACAGAGTGCTTCTGGAAACTTTGGCAACTACGGTCAGACGCAGGATCTCTACATCGGTAAGCGCGGAAACAAC